ATTTATGCGGGTTTGAGAGAATTGATACCGAGTTCGAATCTCCCTTCCGCTACTTTATTTTTATTTAAGAAAACCTTGTGAAGCCTTGATTTTACTGAAAGAAAGGAGTTTTTGAATGGTGTCTTTTCTAAAGGTCAAAATCAAAGGTAACACTAAAGGTAACACGAACGGATGTATGGACGCTTAATGCGTTCTTTTTTTTTGTATTTTTTGACGGCAAACTGTCGGAATCGTGACGGTTTTGCCGCCTTTTTTTATGCAAAAATATAATCAAAGGGAGGGATGGTGGTGTTTTCAGATGAAGTTCTTGAAAAAATTTTTGCCAGAAAAGAGTTACAGTCCTTGGACTTGTCAACGCAGTCGTCTATCATACACGCAATAGAAGATGTTTTAGAGGAGGTCAAACAGGATGAATATGAGCGGAGCATACCAGAATCCGATTTATAATCAGCAGATGCAGCAATACGGGCAGCAGTACGCATACAATCCGTATATGAATCAGCCACGCATTGATAATACACAAAATTATATGCAGGCACCGCAGCAAATTCAGCAGCAGATCCCGGTTCAAACTTTTGGCATAAATGGAAAAGTAGTTCCGGCGGTAGAAAACATCACTGCCAATGATGTGCCAATGGATGGCAGCGTTGCATTTTTCCCAAAACAGGATATGACAGAAATATACGCTAAAAGTTGGAACGCAGATGGCACAATTCGCACAATCGTTTTTAAGCCAGTTTCGCATGATACTGTTAGCAATTTATCGCATGATACTGAAAAATTGAAATTTGACCTATCAGACGAGTGCACAGGTGCATTTATGCAGAAGTTCGATGAACTTTTTGGAAAGATTGAACAAATAGAAAATCGATTAGATAAAATCCCGAGCGGTCAAAGAAAAACTTCACAGGTAAAAAAGGAGAGTGATCCAGAATGAATCCGGCACAATTATTGTTAAATCAAATGATGAATTCTCCGCAGGTTCAAAACAATCCTATGGCAAAAAATGCCATGCAAATGTATCAAAGCGGAGATACAGGTGGACTTAAGACAATGGCAGAGAATCTCTGTAAAGAAAGAGGAATTACGGTAGATGAAGCAAAACAGAAAGTTATGAGCATGTTTAATCATTAGTACATTTTGGGTTGCGCGCATAATAACCGGTTATCCCATTTGTAAATAAATCAGATGGAGGTAAACAAAATGTTTAATGGAAACGCATCTCCTAGTCTTGCTGATATTGCAGCAGTGACAGGAAACGGAAGAAACAATGATGGTATGTGGGGCGGCGATGGCTGGTGGGCTATCATTATCTTCGCTATGATCTTTGGCTGGGGCGGCTTTGGCGGCAATGGCTGGGGAGGAAACGGAGGTATGGGAGCGACAGCATCTGCATACACCGACTCTGCAATTCAGCGTGGTTTTGACACGCAGGCTATCATCGGAAAGTTAGATGGTATCACAAATGGTCTCTGTGATGGATTTTACGCACAGAATACCGCCGTTATGAACGGTTTCCATGGTGTAGACAATGCAATCTGCAACCTTGGCTACCAGACACAGCAGGGATTTAATACCACAAACGTGACACTTATGCAGGCGCAGAATGCTTTACAGTCCCAGTTGGCTAATTGCTGCTGCGAGACCAGGGAAGCTATCCAGGGTGTGAACTACAATATGGCGCAGAACACTTGCGCATTACAGAACACCATGAACAGCAACACCAGAGACATTATCGACAGCCAGCAGGCAGGAACAAGGGCAATCCTTGATTACCTGTGTCAGGAAAAGATTTCTTCCTTACAGGCAGAAAATAATGACTTAAGAAGAGCCGCATCACAGGATCGCCAGTCTGCATTGCTCACTACCGCAATGTCAGCGCAGACACAGCAGATCATCAACGCTGTAAATCCGGCTGCAATCCCGGCATATGTTGTTCCAAATCCTAACGCTTATGCGTATGGCTGTGGATGCAACACAGGATGTAGCTGCTAAAAGTAGCTGCTAAAAGTAGCTGCTACACAAAATTGAATAATTGAGTATCTTAATTGAGTTTAAATCGATTATGTCTGCTGTGCAGTATTGCTTATAAACACAAAGGGCAGACTATAATGTTTGCCCTTATTTTTGAAAGAGAGGTAAATAATTATGGCAGAATTTACAGGAATTGCAATTCAAACTGTCGCGCAGGGAGAAGATGTAGCATTTACAGAAACTCCGGTATGCGCAACAAAATGCATTGTTCATAGACAGGGAAGTGGCATTGTTAAATTAAGAGGACTTACAAATCAGTGCCGGGCAAGATTTTTGGTATCTTATTCCGGGAACATTCAAATTCCTACCGGTGGCACAGTTGAAGCTATTTCACTGGCTATTGCAATTGACGGAGAACCGTTGCAGTCAACTCGAATGATTGTTACACCGGCGGCAGTTGAAAACTTCTTTAACGTTTCGGCGCAGGCATATGTGGACGTTCCTCGCGGTTGTTGTGTTACGGTAGCGGTACAGAATACGTCTACGCAGGCAATCGAAGTTCAGAACAGCAATTTAATTGCGGTCCGGGAAGCATAGGGGGGGGCGGTTTTATGGATATTATGAGAATGCACGACATGATTGAAAAACTGTCTGAATGTGCTAAATGCGAAATTGACAAAGGAATTGAAAATATAGACCCGTGTGAAATGGGACAGGTTACAGATATGATGAAAGACCTTGCAGAAGCAATGTATTATCGTACATTGATGAAAGCAATGGAAGAATCCAGTGCAGATGAAACAATGGAAATGTTTGAGCGTTACGGAGACGGCAGACGGTATTATGACCGTTACCGGTATGCAGACGGCAGATTTGCGCCAAAGGGAAGAGGAACGCGGAGAGGATATGACGAACCTCCGTACTGGCACATGACACCGGAAATGTACCGGGAAATGGAACACGACCGTGATATGGATCGTTCTTCCGGCAGAATGTATTATACCGAGCCTAAAATGACACCAGATGGTGGAATGCGTGATCGCAGAGAGGGCAAAAGCGGCATGAGCCGCAGAAGCTACATGGAAAGCAAAGAGCTTCACAAAGGCAATACGCCAGAAGACAAGGATGCAAAGATGCATGACCTTGAAAGATACATGAAAGAGCTTTCGGAGGATATGGCGGAACTTATCTCCGACATGACGCCGGAAGAGCGCACAATGACAAAAAGCAAGCTGTCAACGCTTGTTTCCAAAATGTAATGTCAGGGGCAGAAATGCCCCTGTTTGTTTGAACATTGACAACTGAATATCAGCTAGTGATTTGTGGATTTGGGAATTTTTCAAAAAGGTATTGACTTTTGTGTACTCATATATTAATATTTATGTGTACCCAAAAGAAAGGAGATGAAACAGTGTCACCAAGAACAGGCAGACCGACAGATAATCCCAAAAATAACATTATAAAAGTAAGAGCAACAGAAGAAGATAGAGAAAAACTTCTATATTGCTGTGAAAAGACCGGAATGACACAATATGATGTAGTAATGAAAGGGATTGATAAGGTCTATAACGAAATAAGAGCAACCGAAGCCCTAGACAAGTAACGGTTACTCTTACACTTACAGCCACCAAAAGCGGTTGATACATGGATTATACCGCTTTTTGGAATGGTTGTCAAACAGCAAACGAAAGGCAGGAAAAATCTATGAGAGAACTGTATATTGAAGAAATTACCAAAAATCTGAATGTACTCAGCGAACACTTTTTAAGATGTGTGTGGATTTTTACAAGTAACCTTGCATCCGACAAGAAAGGCGGTGCGAGATGAAAGAACAGCTGATAACGGAAATCCAGAGCATACAGGACGAAAAATTTTTGCAGTTTATTTTGAGCACGATACTTTCATTTAAGAAGAAATGGGGTATTTGTTGATGAACAATATTCATATGAAACAATTAGAACAGACGTTAACCAGTATGGAAGTTGCGGGAATGGTAGGGAAAAGGCATTGTGATTTGATGCGTGACATCAACCGTTATTGTAAGCAAATCAACGAAGCCAATAATGGATTGGTTAGCGAACGCAAAATTGCGTTGGCTGATTTCTTCAGAGAAAGCACCTATAAGGACGAGCAAGGAAAAGAACGCCCATGCTATGACATTACCAAGAAAGGCTGTGAATTTATCGCCCACAAGCTGACCGGAGTTAAGGGAACGGCTTTCACGGCTCAATACATCAATCGCTTCCACGACATGGAACAGGCTCTGAAAAATACGCAGGCTGAAATTCCGGAGAAAGACCCGTTTGCACACTGGAGCATCGTAAAAAAGATAGAGAGTGGTAAATGGTTTAATAAAAATAACTGGAAACTCAAAATTATCTGTGACCGGTTCGGATGGACGAGAAAATTTTTATATCACAAAATTCTTGTGGAATTGTCTGACTTACATAACTTAGAACTTGTGGAAAAGTTCTATACAGTCACATATGGGCATAAACCGGAGTACAAGATGGACTTGCTAGACTACAGCAAAGAACTTGCTGGAACAGCAACAAGGTACATTAATTATTTGTTGATTGAAGAGCAAGAAGAATAACTTTAAATTTAGAAATCACTGGCTGATATTTGGCTGGTGGTTTCTTTTTTTGGAGGTAAAATATGTTTGTGATAAATGGTATTGAATGGGAAATAAAATTTGTCCGCGGTGCAAGCAGTAAGCTGATGCGATCTGATGGCTCTATCAGCCTTGCTGTGACTGATTGGAATGATAGGATAATATATGTTTCGGATAAACCAGAAAATGGCTATTTGCGCAAAATACTGGCTCATGAACTTTGTCATTGTTTTTGCTTTTCCTATAACATTCATATGCCGATTGAGCAGGAAGAGTATCTTGCGGACTGGATCAGCCTGTACGGTACTGATTTGATCTATCTTTTGGATGATCTGATGTCAAACATTGATTGGAGGGCAGCATAGTGGACAAAATAGATGAATTGCTGCGGTATATTCACAGAACAAACCCGGAAATGACAAGGGAAAAGCTGATAAATGAACTAAGCAGAAGTGATTACGCCGCACGTTCTTTGCTTTTCACAAAAGAAGTTGTTTGTCAAGAAGAAAAATGATAAAATGTTTTTGGGGTGATAGTATTGTACAATGGATGTCATACATCTTTTGATGTTATGAAAGAATATATGATCTATGGAGCGGAGCTTGATGAAAAATATCAGATCCCGATTGTCCCGGCATGCAGCTTGGATTATTTGCCGGAGGACTCCATAGATTTTGGAGAGAGCTTTTCACAAAAGATAAAAGGGCATAGAAAATTAAATGTGAATTTTTATATTGACGATTCAAAGTTTCAAAGACTGTGGAATAACCCGGATAAATACATGGAACACTTGAAGTGTTTCCATTCGGTCTGTATGCCGGATTTTAGTATTGCTACAGGCGATTGTGGTATGCCGTTTGCTTTGAATCTATATAACGTGTACCGGAATCATGCGCTTGCACATTACATGCTGCTGAACGGGATCCGCGTTATACCGTCAGTAGGCATCCCGGACAAAGACAATTATGATCTTTGTTTTGCCGGGTACAGTAAGGGTGGTGTGATCGCTGTATGCACAAATGGAAGAGTTCGGGCAAAGGCAGCTCGGATTGAGTTTTGCGAGGGATTCAAAGTAATGACAGACAGGCTGCAACCGCATACAGTGTTGATCGTCGGGAAGATACCGGATGAATTGAACACAGATGTAAAGATTGTAAATTACAAATCGCGAAATCAGAAAGTGAATGAGGAATTTTCGAATGGGAACAAGAACAACGAAATCGCAGAAAAAGCAGAAACAGACCGAGAGCCAGAGAAAGAGAAGAGAACGAATTAGTCAAATTTCACAAGTTGTGAAATGACGCATAATAATTTACTGTGCATATTGTCTTTTCACAGTTGGAATCTCATTTTTCAACTTTTGAATTTTTTCTTCTTGGAAAATGACTCGATTTTGAGATCGAAAATCAGAATTTTCATACCCGGCGGTTTCCCGGTGATGCTCGGTGATGTCCCGGCGGTTTCCATGGTGCATCATGGAAGATCACGCCGTGAACGATCATCTACGGCATTGTTCGGCACAAGCGTAGAAAAACATGCAACTTTACACATGATTAATACAACGTTGTAAAATCGTTTTAAAGCCGTTTTATATCATGAATGTATAAATGACTATATCCATTCATAAAAAGCCTTAAATGACCTTATATGCGTTCGTTTAAGCGTAATTATATGACCTGGTTGTATAAATTGTCAAGGTGCATTTGAATAAAAGCACCGGAATGGGTCATGAGACTGGATAAAGCCGGGAACATCCCGGCTTAAAATGCTATATTCTCTGTATAATCGCTGATTGTGATCGCAAGTTCTTTTTCATCTTCAAAAACAATGCAAACCCGGATTCCCTGATTTGTCACGTTTCGGATTTCTATTTTGTTGATAAAAAATGCAGCTCTGTTTTCATAAATGTTTAAAAGCGGCAGGTTCTCGTTTTTAATTCTATCACGCGCTTCATCACATGATTTTTCTAATTCCTTGATCTGGTTTTTCAAATTTTCTAATTGTGTCATTTATAAATCCTCCTTAAAATAAAATCCCTTTTGGGTAAAAACCGCCGCCGGCAGTGGTTCCGGCGTGCATCCTCTGCGGCGGTTATTATGCTTTTTTATATCCGTTTTCAGCAGCATATTTTTCAAGCTCTTCCAGTGTTTCAAATGTTGTCACAATTCCGCCGAATCCTTTTGTAATTCGGTCGATTGTATACATGCCACAGCCATACAGGCATGCATAAAAGTTCATTCTGCCTTTTTTTAATAAAAATAATTTTCTCATACTTCAATTCCTCCATATTCAAATTTTTGGGTAAAAGCAAGCCGGGGAATCGAACCCCGGTAAACGCCGCCGCTTGCCTAACTTGCTAAAATCTGCCGTGCTGTATTAAATACATAGAGCCGGTTGTGGCTGTGGTGCTTAAAATCTCCATTTTCAGCAATCACGCGCCCGGTATTCTCATATTTCAGACTTACAACTGTCAAATATTTTTCTAACAGTTCATCCGGGCATTTTAAACATTCTATAGCGTTTTGGATTTCGCTTTTCTTACTATTCCAGGCAATACCGTCAATATGCACCTGTTTTTCTTCTTCGAGCTCTTGAAATTCTTTCATAAGTTCAGTTTTTTTCATAAAATCAACCATCCTTTCATTTTCCTATAGATACAGTTCCATAAGTCCCACATTTTTATTTTCAACTAAGACAACGCCTGGGCGGACAACGGAAACATACTGTTTTACAACGTTCTCGATTCGCTCGTTGCTGTAATACGGTGCCAACTTTTGGCGTGTGTATTCTTTCGCTTCTTCAAGTGTCATCATCTTCATAAAATCAACCATCCTTTCATCATGCGCCCTGTCTCATCGGTGCAGGTAGGGCAGTTCCTGCAGACGGCGGCAGCTTCCGCCGTTTCGACTTAATTTTTCATTGCGCAACCAGTCCAAGTTTTACAAATTGTACCGTTACAACTTATACCGCATTTTTTACAGCTATAACACATAGTATTTAAATCGTTATAATAAATGTTATATGCTTCTTGTCTTTCCGCCTGTCTAATTGCAAGAACGCGCTCAAATGCTCTTTTTACAGTCGGGAGAACAGCCGCGCCGCTTTTAATCGCCTTAGCAAGCACAGCCATTTCATCGGCTGCTTTATCGTAAATGTGTGAAATTATGTTATCAAATTCTTCTGCTGAAATATTAAGTTCTTTTAAATCCTGTTCGTACGTTCTCATGTTTACGCCTCCCTCTCAATTTCTACTTTCTCAATTCTTCCGGCTTTCATTTCTTCGATGATCGCCTCCAGCTCGTCAAGGATATTTCCCTCTTCTGGTTGCTGAAAAGTGTAAGTATCGTTTATCTTTCCCTCAATTTTAATTTTAACTTTCATGATCGTTCCCTCCTGTTTTTGTGTTTTTTGTTTTCCTGTTGAGATTATAATAACACTAATATTAGTGCATGTCAACACTAAAAAGAGTGTTCTTGTAAAATATTTTCATGTTGATTTTTAGAGTGATTCTATATATAATGTAGTAAATAAAAAATGTGAGGTGAAAAAATGTTTAATTATAAAATAGATGTATTAAAAGAACTTTCAAAACACGGATACACTTCTACTCGGATGAGAAAAGAGAAGATAATGAGTGAAGCGACTATGCAGAATTTGAGAAAAGGGAAGGGAATCACTACAGACACGCTTAACACGATCTGCATTATTTTAAGATGTCAGCCGTCGGATGTATTGGAAATCGTTCCGACTGATGAAGAAAAAATAAGATTTTTTTAAAACACTAAAATTAGTGTTGACAAAATTATATTTTAATGTTATTATAATATTGTCGAAAGGCAATAGGCGAAAGCCAGAAAGGAGAAAAATGAGCGAAGATATGAGTGTATTTAAAAGTTACTTAAGAAGACTTTTGCAGGATCTGAAAGACCTCAAAGAAGTTTTGAAGTCTAAGGATTATGAAAAAGCGGAAAAGATGGTCGATCAGCTGATTGATGATACTCAAAAGGGTATTGAAGACAATTAAAAGAAAGGGCTGGAGAAAATCCAGCCCGACACACAAAAACCATACCAAGTGAAATGTGCGCTATTTGAATATAGCACATCCAGAGAAGAAAGAAAAGAGGAAAAAGCTATGTTAAAGATTTTAAAAGAGTTAGGACAGATGGAAGGACATTTTGCAGTAGAAATTTTCAAGGTTGAAGAGTTAGGAATGATCGCAGTAGATCACGACACAAGCAACGGCGAGACGATGGAAGCATGGAAATGTGACAGTACAGGCGCGGCGCTGGATGAAGATACACCGAGTTTTAGAGTTAAAGAAATTAACGATCCTGTATCTTACGATGAGGACGGAGAACCGGATCAGTGGGAGCTGGTAGGGTTTGAAATTGAATAATTGAAATGAGTATTGATAATTTGACAGCTTGAAATATAGCTGTCTTTTTTTTGTTTAAAACGTAGAAAATCTTTGTTAAATTTTCACAAAATTTCAAGAGTGATAATTTTATTACGGACAGGACAAAAATGATAGAATAGTATTAGTTTTGTTGCAATGCAACACCTCTGCAACAAATTGCAACATTTTTGCAACGTAGATATAGACACTAGAGTTAGAGAAAGAGTATATTCTCTCTTGTAATATAAAAATATATATTATAAATAAGGCAGTATATTTATATAAATAATATATATAATATACAGGCTTAAAATTTAATTTTAAAATATATCTTGACAAGAAAATGATAGAATGATATTGTTTTATTAAATTAAAAACGCATTCGGGCAACGGGCGGCGGCAGCCGTCGAGGTCCCGAAAGAAACGGACTTCATGCAGCCGGTACAATCAGATCATTGTGATCTGATTGTATCAGTTGCATTTTTTATTTTAAGTATTCCAGTACTGGAGAGAGGAGATATATAACATGTCAGCAGTTGAAATGCAGGAAGTAAATAATACAGTTGATGTTTTTAAAGATGACATTGACATGTATATAAATCTCTGGATGGAAGAGAGGAATATAGAGGATTTATGCAAAATATCGCAGAATAGATGGTATAACTGCTGTAAATATATTTATGAACATGTGTTTAAAGTTAATCCAAAGTACTTAAAGGATGATAATAATATTAATAATGCCTATGATACAGATAAGGTTAACGAGGTATTAGATATATATATAGACCTGTGTAATGACTACGAGAAAGTAGTGAATATTGTTGGGTTTACATTCTTTACCGGAATACATAGAGATACGTTAAATGGGTGGGTTAATGGCGTGCAGCTAGGCTCTTCAGGTTCCGACATTTGCAAAAAACTTGACGAAATGCGTGAGGAAAGTTTGGTAGGTTTACAAGTTTCCGGCAAAGGAAACCCAATGAATTACATGCCGTCACTGAATAAGTACTGCGGCTTTAATATGCCGGGCGTAAGAGACCAGGGATCCAGAGTAAGAGCGTTGACAGCTTCGGAGCTTCCAAAACTGGGAAGCGGGAATTGTGCGAGATTGCCGGACAACTTTGACAATTCAAGCCCGGATAATGGTGAAATCGTGATAGACAATTCAAACAATTTAAAGCCCAGTGTTTAATGGTCTTAAGGCGCATTAAATCGTTGATGCATTACGCAAAACAAGGGTTTTGCGAATAGTTGTAAAATACGAATGGAATTGAACGAACAATTCAAACAATTTATCAATGTTCAAAGCATGATTCTGCATGGAGGGGGAGGGGGTTTGATAGGTTGAGAAAATCAGCACTACTAAGTCCTTTAAATATCCTCAAAAACAAAAAGAGATTGGATGGAAAAGTATGAGAGTAGTATCACAAAGCAAAGACGTTTCTCTTGATTTTGACCGAGCGGTATTCACAGCAAATCATGGAATGATAACTGCTATGGTTGATGGAAAAACGTTTACCATTGGGACGTATGCAAATTTAGGTAGAGAAAAAGAAGTATTCTCTGATATGCACAAGGCATTTTCGGCTTTTCAAGTTATTAGCACAAACATGGATAAACAACAGGTGGCCGAAATGTTTGCAGTATCTAAAAACATATCGATCAGATGCGTTGAGATGAATGATCCTTGTATGGGAATAACTGTATTTGATAACATGGTCTATTACATGCCGGAAAAGTAGTGTTAATATAGCGCTATCGCCAAGCGGTAAGGCACTGGATTTTGATTCCAGTATTCGCAGGTTCGAATCCTGCTAAAGAAACTTGTGAGAGGAAAACAACCATGGTAATTATTAAAACGATTATATCGACGCTGGATGTTATTTTTATGCTGATACTATTTGTATCTGGCAGAGAATCCAAAGACAAAGAAACAGCAATTGCATTATGGGTACTTGTGATGTTGCTGTTGCTGAACATGTTTCTGATGTGGAGGTAACAGAATGTTTTATAGTCCAATATTTGGTATTTGCTTTCAGCTGCCTATCATTTGTGCAGAGGAAAGAATACATATAACAAAATCAAAGGAACCGGACAGCACCGGAGATTTGCTCGATCTGGATAGTGACGCTGAGCACCAGTCTGAGAAGTCGGAGCATCCAGTATAGCTTAAGTCCACTGGCATTCGGTTTTTGCAAGAAAAAACTCGGCGCAAGCAATTATTCGGTGTTAGTGGACGTCGGCAAAATAAAAAGATCAAAAATACTATCATAAGCGGCGCGCTATGCGCGCTGTGACGGAACGTAGCTCAGAGGAAAGAGCAATCTTTTCATTCTTCCATGCTCTAATGAATTGATAGCCGCAGGTTCAAGTCCTGCAGTTCCGATTGAGAGATAGGTTTAAAGCTTATCTCGGAATACGAAAAGTTCGTATTTCTCCTTTCGCCACTAGGACGATTCTGTTAAGGGCGGTGCGAGACCGTCCGGTGGTATTTGCCGCGGAGCGCGGCATTAGGCGTAAGACTATATGGTGATGAATGATGATCGTTCCGTAATTTGCTGACAAGCAATCCATATAGCAGTCAGACTTGATAGTTCGGGTGCCTATCCCACGGTGCCTGAGCTGTCAAAAATACAATTAGGCTGTGGCGGAAAAGGTAGACGCTTAAGCATAAGACAACCACGCTTTGGTTAGGAACAAGTCATTGAATCAACAAGGCAATGAAGGAACCTGTTAAGGGTGTTACCCGTTGTGGAAAGTCGTTGTTATGTGAGGTGCAAATCCTCACCAGCCTATTTTCTGTGATATCACACAGGATAGTGCAACGCATGGCACGAAAAATATGATTGCTAACCGTCTGAGGGCGGTTTTGGGGAAGCGGCAACGATTGGCGGTGTTGCGGCTGACTGTAAATCAGTTCCCAAGTGGTAAACACTGGAGGTTCAATTCCTCTCTTCCCCACTTAAACATGATTACCTCGGTGCGAGCATGGTGCAGAATGGTGGTTCGATTCCACCTGTGAGCGTAGCCCAGCAAAAAGGTACTCACCGTTTCTTTACCTATTTCTTGGCGATACAAGAAAATTCGGCAGTGTTCCCATAATTGGAATTGGAGCCGGTTGCTATCCGGTCGGGCGTTTATTCGCCTTGTAGGTTCGAGTCCTACGCACTGCGCTTATCCTTATCTTCACTTAGTCTGGCACTACTGCAATAGTTCAGGTCGATGGAAGATGTATGGATGGTAAGCGGTATCATTGGAAACAGAAAACTCTTCCGTGATTAGAAATTGCAGATTTGAAAGCGGTTGGCATGGTTTGATCTGACAGGGTTCGACTCCCTGTGCCGCTATTCGATGGTTGGTGTTTTTGCAAGAAAAAGGTGTGTAGATATGATTTTAAATTCAACATTATTTGATCCGGACGGGAAGCCTTACAGACCAGGTAAAATATTCTAATAAAATATTACCGGCTAACAAATGGAGTTAGTCGCTAACCAACAAAAATTATTGGCAGAGGTCTTAAGGCACTTCTGCTTTTTTGCGGAGGTGCTTTTCTTTTGGCAAGTTCAAGCCTAATTTCCACAGTAAATGGATATGAAAATTACATACAGGAGCATGGCGTTGATGAACAGGTTATGGATGCCATGGCAGAAGCGGCAAGGGTAGCCATTCTGACGGAAAAGGATGTTGAGTATGGATTAAAGGTTTCTGCCAGAGCGAAAGAACTGACGGAGAAGTTTATATTTCAATCTACAGGTGGCACACCATGGGATTTAGAGAAATATTCATTCCAAAACAAGGTATCTTATGAAATTCTGGACAAATATTACGGAATTTTGCTTTTGGAAGCGCAAAACAAAGTTGTGGATAGTGCTTTCCAGTATTTGGAAAAGAAAAGAGATCCTAAAGAGCGGTTTTACATGCCAAGAAGAAAGCAATTTCTCAAAATAGGTCTTACACAGGCTTTACAAGGCATGATTGATGATAGATATGACATCCTGTGCGTATCACTTGTCCCAGGTGCGGGTAAAACAACGGTTGAAAAAATGTTTCACGCGCTTGTTGCCGGATGGTTCCCTAGAGATTTCAGCCTTTTTTATTCACACAGTGGAGATATCACCAGAATGTACTATGACGGTGTGTACGATATTGTTACAAATACGGAAGAATATACATGGAATGAAATTTTCCCGGATCTTTCAGTGACAAGCACAAATGCGAAGATGGAGCAGTTTAATGTCGGGAAGTACAAATCGTTTCCATCCGTACAATGTACGTCTGTTGGTAGTAAGAATGCAGGTAAAGTAAGGGCTTCTAAGTTTTTACTGGTTGACGATATGATCGGCGGCATTGAAGAAGCAATGAATCCCATTATCCTTGATAAATTGTGGGATAAATACGCTGTAGATGCCAGACAGAGAAAGATACAGGACACGGACGGTAAGAACTGCAAGGAAATACATATTGCCACAAGATGGAGCGTACACGACGTCATAGGGCGCATACAAAATATGTACGAGGGTAATCCGAGAGTAAAGGTTATTGCGGTACCGGATGTAGACCCAGTTACCGGAGAAAGTAACTTTGACTATGAATTTTTTGGGTTTACGAAAGAATTTTTTGAAGACCAGCAATTATTGATGGACGACATATCATATCGCTGTCTCTACAAACAGGAGCCGATTGAGCGAGAGGGATTGCTGTTTCCGGAAGATAAAATACGCCGGTATCTTAATTTGCCGCATGGAAAGCCAGAAATTGTAACCGGTCAATGCGATACAAAGGGAAAAGGAACGGATTACTTTGTTTTGCCGGTATTGCAAAAATACGGAGAGGATTACTACTGCGTGGATTGTGTTTGCGATAACACGGCAGATTATGAGATGCAGTATGAAAATGCAGCAAATGTTTTGACAAACAACAAAGTGCAGGAATGTGAATTTGAGAGAAACGCCGGAGGAGACCGTGTCGCAATGGAAGTAAACAAGCGTGTCGAAAAAAAAGGATGGATATGTAACATTACTGACACACCGACGGAGACAAACAAGGAAGCAAGGATTTTCCAGTGCTCTAACTGGATATTGCAGCACGTTATATTTAAAGACCCATCATTATATAAGCCAAATGATCCATATGGAGTAATGATGTCTCTTCTCAAGAGATATTCAGTGTCCGGTAAAAAGCAGTTGGATGATGTGCCGGATGTATTTTCAAACTTTGCGCTTAGAGTGACAAATGGAAATAACGTAGCCAAAGTAGAAGCGGCAGTAAATCCGTTTAGGAGGTATTGATATGGTAAACAAAGATATTTTAAATCAATACTTAGATTTAAGAGAAGAAGTAAAAGAAGTAAGGAATAAAATTGAAAAGCTTGAAAAATACATAGAAAAAATTGAACAGGAAGGAACGGTTATTGATAGCGTTTCTGGCGGAAATGGTGGAAACCAACATTTTAAAATAGAAGGAATACCATTGCCAGAATATAGGCACAAAAAAACCTTGTTATATTCCAGAAAAACCACCCTCGAAATTTTGGAAAACGAACTTCTTGAAAAAACAAATGAAGTAGAAGAGTTTATTGCAAATATAAAAGATAGCAGAATTAGAAGAATAATTAACCTTAGATTTTTAGAAAATCAATCTTGGAATAAGGTTGCCGACCAAATAGGAGGCAATAACACAGAAGACAGCGTGAGAAAAGCGTTCGATAGATTTATGAAAGAGTAAAGTTGTCCGATATGTCCGGTTTTTTTCTGATATAGTTATAATCGAAGAAGTCAACAAATAGTTGAACACTTTACCATCCCCCATTGAAAGAGCATCGAAGAGAAATCTCCGGTGCTTTTTCTTTTGAAAAGAAAAGAGGATTTTATGGTATATACACCAAAAACAATATATTGCCCGCGTTGCGGAAGAAAAGTTGCCACACACGATGGGCGTTCAACAATGAACATTTCTGTGGAATGTAGGAAATGCCACAAGAAAGTTGTTTTTTATCCGGAGAATGGAAAGACGAAATTAAAATCTCTTACAATCCGGTCAACATCCAGTGGGATGACGTTTATTTAGGAGCCAATTATGAATAATAAATCTCTCCAAGACCTTGTTAAGGGATGTTATGGGCGAAAAATTTTATATACTGATGTTGAAACTATCACAAAAGACAATATTGTCAAGGTGGTTGGAGACTGCATCGGAAATTATTATTACAACAAAACCATCATAGAATACCTATGGCGGTATTACAAAGGAGATCAGCCGATTTTATACCGATTAAAGGTACAAAATGCTGATATTACAAACAAAATAGTAGAAAATCATGCGTATGAGATTGTTCAGTTCAAAGTAGGACAGACATATGGCGAGCCAATACAGTTTATCAGTCGAAAAGATGATGATGAAATTAATCGGGCAGTGGATGCGCTGAATGACTATCTTGTAGATGCGAATAAACAGGAAAAAGACATTAAAGCAGGAGAGTGGCAGTCAGCAACCGGAACATCTTTTAAGGCGGTAAGATTTGCAAATGGAGAAATACCATTTCAAATTGTTGCGCCTACTCCAATGAATACGTGTGTTATTTATAATCGGAGCACGGAAGAACCGGTGGTTGCGGTGCAGGAGCTTAAAGACGAAGATGGAAGATGGTACAAACTGTGCTATACGGACAACTATTCATGTAAACTTCAAAACGGAGTAGTTTCTGAATGGAAATTGCATGCATTTGGAAGTATACCTATTGTTGAGTTTCCAAATAATCATGAGAGAATTTCTGATATTGAGCTTGTCATAGGTATTTTGGATGCCATAAACAATATGCAGTCAAACAGAATGGATGGAATTGAGCAGTTTGTTCAGTACTGGGTTAAGTTTGTGAACTGTGAAATCGACCAAAAAACGTTTGAAGAGATGAAAATGAGCCATGCTTTGACGGTAAAGTCCAATAACAAGGATAACAAAGCCGATGTTGAGATTATGACGCAGGAACTAAATCAGAGCCAGTGTCAGGTGGCAAAAGATGATTTGTGGGACAATGCCTTGGCAATATTAGCAATACCAAACAGAGAGTCCCAAAACTCTGGAGGAGATACACAAGGAGCAGTATCATTAAGGGCTGGATGGGATTTTTCAAAGACAAGAGCAAAATTAAAAGACCCAATTGTGAAATCGGCAGAGAAGAGACTTGCAAAAGTTGTCTTAAATGTAATACGCGTTAAGGACAATGATTTGAAATTGTCAATGAGGGATTTTGATGTGCAAATCAATCATAGCCCGCAAGACAATATGTATACAAAGTCGCAAACACTATATCAGCTTTTAGAGTGCGGCATACATCCTCTTATTGCCATTAAAACGGTGGGGCTTTGGGGAGATGCTGAAAAGACATTCCTCTTGTCTAAGCCATATATAGATGCGTTGTGGAAAACAATTGATAATGCAGAAGAGCAGGAACAAAAAGCACAGGAAATTGTAAACCAATTAAATAAACAGCAAAATAAGACAGCTACCGAGTAATCGGTGGCTGTTTTTATTTTATAAAAATTCGCAAAGTTGTGAGCGTAAAAATCAACAGTGTCATTCGGTGTCGTTGCACCGCAAAAATTCGTAAAGACATATCGGAGGTAATCAATGAAAAGAGAAGAGTTAATTGCAATGGGTATCAGTGAGGAAAATGTTGAGAAAATCATTGCTGATTACGGCAGTGCCGTACAGAGAGAACAGGCAAAAGCAGCAGAGCTTAAGGCAAAGGCAGACAGCGCAGATGAGTTGCAGAAAAAGCTGGATGAAATGGAAGCAGGAAACCTCACGGAACTTGAAAAAGCAAACAAGGCGTTAGAGACAGCAAATCAGCAGATTGCAGATATGCAGAAGAAAAACGCCATTAGAGACCAGCGCGAAGCATTGATGGAAAAGTTAAAAATCAATGCAGAGCAGGCAAAATCCGTTGTCAAGGATAATGGAAGCCTTGATTATGACGCTCTTGGAAAGATTACAGCCGAAAAGGAAACCGCGGCAGCGCAGGCAAAGGAACAGGAGATTGCAAATAATTCTGAAAATCCGGGCGGCGGTACTGCAGGTGGAGAGAATAAAAAAACGGCAGATGTTGAAAATGCCGAAAGTATCAGCTTTGGCGAACCGGCAAAAAATGCAGAAGCCAAAGACTATTATGTTTTATAGGAGGTAAATTATGGGAAAACCAATTGAAAGAGACTTTACACAGAGTAAAGGAATTTTAAAATTCTTTCCTTATGAGGGTGCGGCGTGCATCGTTCCGCAGACAATGGTAACAAGTGCCGATGCAAACGGAAAGAAGATTGCAAAGGCAGGGACACCGTTCCCAAGCAATGACGAATCTTGCAAAGGGTATCTTCTGGAAGATGTTGACGTAACAATGGGAGATGCGCCTGGAACTTATGTATATCAGGGTTCTATTGACAGCGCAAAGGTAACGGCAAATGGAGTGACCGTAGAAGCAACTGCAAAAGCAGCAACACCGCGTGTCACTTTTTTTGATTAAGAAATGGAGGTATTAGAGAATGGCATTACCATTAGCAGAAGCATTTACCGCAAGAAGTCTTGGGGTTATGTGGAATAATTATGAAAAAACGCTTGGTTCTGCGCCTTACTTAGGTAGACAGAAATTTAGAACCAGAAAACAGGACAGCCTTAAACTTAGATTTATCAAAGGGAAAAACGGTCTTCCGGTATCATTAAAGGCATCCAATTTTGATGCACAGGCAGAGCTAAGAGACGTCGGTGGATTTTCTGACATTCAGAACGAGATGCCGTTCTACCGTGAATCTTACATGGTAACAGAGCGTGAAGAGCAGGAGTATGCAAATTACCAGTCGGCAGAAAATTCCAACATGGCAAACCAGGTGCTTAGAGAAATCAGCAAAAAACCGATGATGCTTATTGAAGGAGCAAGAGTAGTGCCGGAACGCCAGATTTGGCAGTTATTAGCACCATCTGATGGTATTCCAAGAGTACAGGTAACAATTGGTGGCAAGAGCTTCTATGTTGATTATACTTCGGACAATGGAGTGGCGCACAAGAGAGATCATTACAAGGATATTTCCGGAAGCGATACTGATAAATGGTCTGCACCAGAAACAGCAACGCCACTTGATGACTTTATCGAGATTAAACGTGAGTTTGCAAAGAAAACCGGATATTCCCTTGCACGTTTTAGCATGAATACAGAAACGTGGGAGATGGTTCTTAAGGCAGAAGACACAAAGAAACAGGTGCTTGGAATTACTGCTTACAATGGAGGTATTCGTTTACAGCAGGGGCAGGTTACAGAGTATCTTAGAGGATACGGCATCGAGATTGAAGTTTACGACAAACTTTACATCGACCCGGCAGACGGTGCCACCAAATATTTTATTCCTACAGGAGTTATTTCAGCGCAGGCATCCGGCGTGTACCTTGGAGATTATGTCTTTGGAAAGACACCGGAAGAGAGAAGCGGAAGTTTAACAGACGGAAACCTTTCTATTGTAGAAACCGGTATTTCGGTGTATACATACGCAACAAATCATCCGATCAACACTCATTGCGTTGTGTCAATGATCGGATTGCCTACTTTTGAGGGCATGGACAGCGTTGTTGTCATGAAAGTTGCGTAGGAGGTGCGGTATGATTGCTGAATACACGGTAAAGCGCAATGGAAAATGGTACAAAGCAGGAGATGAAATCCCGGACATTGTTCTGGGAGAGAAATCTTCCGGAGGGTACACCAAGACAGAGATTAACAGAATGAGCACTGCTGATTTACAGGCACTTGCCGCTGAACATGGGATCGAGGGTGCAGAAGAAATCAGTGGAGCGGAACTGAAACGCATTTTGATCGAGCAGTTCGGATTATAGGTAGGGAAGAATGGACGAATATACAACATTAGAGCAGGTCAAAATCAGACTGAAACAATTTCATATTGAAACCGTTACGGATGAAGATGGTGTTACTTCTGATGTTGTCGTGTTCGACCAGAAAGAAGATAATCCTTACATCGAACAGCTTATCAAGCAGGCAAGAAATGAAGTGGTAAGCAAGCGGAATTACCCGGAAAGCTACACGGATGAAAAAATATCCGAAGACTTGAAACAGTTTGAGGATGTAATCGTCAATTTAGCCTTGTACGACCATTCACAGGCAGGAGAAGCCTATATGGCAAGTTATTCAGAAAACGGCGTAAGCCGTAGCTGGAAAGACAGGGAAAGCTTGTTTGTGGGAGTATTTCCGTTTATAAAATCATTATAACCCATCGATTTCGAGGAGTTTAGAAGATTGAGCGTTATCGTGTTGCCGACATTGACAAAACGATAGCAGGCGGCACACATTGAGCGGTGGTGGGCGGTGTGCCAATTACAAAGAAAGGCGGTATATGATGTGACGATAGAATTATCTACAGCAATCATTATAAGCGTGTTATCACTCGGTTTTTCCGTCTATATGGGATTAAAGAATAACAAGCGAACAGACACAAAGGATGTTGAGGAACGCGTGAAAGAAAATACACGCATCAATATGAAACTGGATGCCATCTCAAACAACACGACGGATATTAAGAATGAAGTCTCGGAGATGAGAAAAGAAATCAACTCACATGACAACCGGATTATTAAAGTTGAGGAAAGTGTGAAATCAGCGCATCACAGAATTGACGGAATTGAAAACCGTCTTAATGATGATAAGGAGGTGTAATCATGGACATTTTACAGAGCGTTATTGCCAATATGACAATCATTTTGGCAATCATTGGGGCACTTGCTTTTGTTGTATCTGTAATAACACAGGTTATCAAGGGCGTAGGAGCGTTTTCTAAGGTGCCGACAGACATTCTTGTGTTTGTACTTTCCATTGGAATTACTGTAGCTGCATTTGTGGCATACATGCAGTACATCCAGACATCAATTTTATGGTATATGATTTTGGCGGCTATTATTGCAGGATTTATTGTTGCGTTTGTCGCAATGTATGGATGGGAAAAGCTTTCTGAGCTGTGGAAACGGTTCGGCAAGGATGTGAAGTGAAATGCTTGAGATCAATAAGCAAAAAATGAGTTATTCGCAGCAAAGCGGCAAGGTGCCGGTATATGTGACGGATGATGATGGTAACATCGAATATTCTTCGTACACGGATTCTGATGGTAATGTAATTTATTACCTTGATGATGACGGGAACAAGATACCGAAGACAACCGGAGAGTATACCACAGGTTATGAAAAGCCTGTGGTTTTTTATTCTTCGATCAGCAATAAGTTGAGCGAAGCACTTATAAAAGAATTTGGCGTAGATAATTCTACAAATTTTGTTCAGATCGTAGAAGACAAAGGAAAGCTTCCATTGAGCGTCGGATCTTTGGTATGGAAACGATCAGACATAAAGTACAAAGATGAAGAGAATACAATCGTTGACGAAAATTCGGCTGATTACATCGTAAAAGGTGTCGCAGACGAGGGATTGACGGTTGATTTGTTCTTGTTACAAAAAAATGTGAAGTAGGTGTGGCATGGGGAAGAAAGTAATCACAATGAGCCTGTCTGAAAAGTCTATTCAGAACGCCATACGAGAGCTTAGAGCCTATCAAAACAGCTTGACATATAAATGTCAGCTATTGGCAGAAAAACTCGCGGAAAAGGGCGTAGAGATTGCCAGAGTGCAAATTGCTGACCTTGACGCAATATTTACATCGGAACTGATTTCAAGTGTTCACGCGGAATATGAAGGAAGCACTAAGGGCGGCGGGATATGGGCGGTAATAGCCGGTACAGACCACGCCGCATTTGTTGAGTTTGGAACCGGAATTGTGGGACAGCAAAGTCCTTATCCTGGGAAACTGCCGGAGGGTGTTTCGTGGCAGTACGCAAGTGGAAAAACTATCCATCAGATTTCAGATGGAAGATATGGATGGTTTTATCAGGACGACAATGGCGATTGGTGGTTTACAGAGGGAATGCCAAGCCGACCATTTATGTATATGACCGCAAATGAGTTGCGTCAGATTGTTACACAGACAGCGAAGGAGGTGTTTGGATAATGGCAGAAAACCAGTGGGTATTTGACCTTGAAACAAACATTTTTTCCAATGTTGTAACGATAGCCAAACCAAAACTCCAGAAGAAATACAAAAGCATGAATTTTGACACTGCATTTACAACGGTTGAAAAGAACCTTGATAAAGACCCTGTTTTCCCGACCATTTACATTCACGAGATGCCGGGTCTTGAACGTGGGGCAGATTTAGAAGGCACATCCGTAAATGCAGTGCAGGAAACAATACAGGTTGACGTTATTACAAACACAAAGCAGAGCGATGCAAAAGGGATTATGGCTATTTTAGCTGATGCCTTTAAACAGATGCGATTTCAAATCACAGCAATGCCGGAGTTTAAAAATGACAGTGAGAAAAAATTTAGAAGTGTTGCAAGGTTTCGGCGGATAATCGGAGCCAACGACAGATTGATGTAAAAGAGCCGAAAGGCTCTATTTTTTATGCACCGGGTGCAAAAAGATGCGCCCGATAACCGCATTATTTGGCGGTAGAAAGAGAGGTAAAAATGGCAGAAGCAGGATTGTCTACGTTAGGCATTACGTTTGGCTATGGAACAGAAACCACAGCCGGAACAAAGCCTACATCGTTTAAACAGCTTACAAGAATTAACGCAATCGGCGGTATCAACATTGAGCCGGAACAGATTGACGCATCTGCATTAGAAGATGCTAGTACCAGATATGTAAAGGGGCGCGCAGATACCGGTGGCTCTTTCCCTATCACGGTAAACCTTACGGATGCCACAAAGGAAGAGTGGGAAACACTTATCGCAGCGTACAAGGCGCTTTCCGGCGGGAAAAGAATGTGGTTTGAAACTATTATTCCTGGATTTACCGATGCGTTTTTTGTTGTCGCACAGCCACCGGAGCAGATCCCACAGCCGGAAATTGGTCAGAATGAGCTTTTGACGGTTGAAATGAACCTTACCATTGAGGAATACAAGGGCATGGACACCGCTGTAGCTTTTACACCGGGGGAATAACACGTCAGTCGAATAGTTCGGTTGAATCGGCTGACGATAACCAGACAACCGAGCCAGAGCTTGAAGAAACAATTTAAAAGAACAGGGCGGTCTTCGGACTGCCCTTTCCCTATATGAGAGGGAGAAAGGGAAAGAAAATGACAAAATTAAAATTTGGCGAGAAAGAATTACAGATCAAGTTTGGATATGAAGCAACCGTGAAAAGCGGAATTATCAAGAAAGTAGCAAAATTAGACCAGATGGAAGATATTGAAGCGGTTGACGAAATCCTTTTATTTCTTCCAGAGTTAATCCTTGTAGGCGCGCAGAAGTTTCACAAAGAGGAACTTGGATACAATCCGGACAATGAGGGAGAAAAGGAACAGCAGCTTGGAAAAGTATATGCCATGCTGGATGATTACTTTGACGGAGAAGATGCAGATGTTCAGGTACTTTACAATGCACTTTTAGCGGAGCTGCTTGAAAACGGTTTTTTATCAAAACTGCTCAAAGCAGATCAGAAAGAAGCGGAGAAGAAAACTCCGAGGAAAAAGTAGAAGAACAGAGAGAACTTACATGGGAAAAATATTGTGCAGAAATCCGCCCGTTTTGGCTGTTAGTAACCAAGGGATATGGATTTACTGTACATGACATAGACATGTCGTGCCCGGCTGACTTACAGCCATATGCAGATGCATACAGCTTGGAGAGAAAACAGCGGGATAATGAAATGTGGATGTGGTTTGGAACATACGGATTGTCTGCGGTATCGGTGGCAGTAGAACATTGCCTTGCCGGACGAAAAGCAAGATCAAAGTATATTAAAAAACCAATCAATGAGCAACAAGAGAAAGATGATTCAGAAATGACGGAAGAAGAAATAAAGAAACAGAGAGAGCTATTTGTGGCAAAACTTAAAGTCATGCAGTCAAACTATGAGTTGAGCCATCCAAAACCAGAAAAGAACTTGGAGGTATAAATATGTCAATTAGAATTGGATCTGCAAGACATGATGAAAATGGGAAATTGACCGGTGGGAGACCGGGAGATCAGACCGGAACAGAAGTAAGTATGCAAAACTTTTATGTTCATAAAAAAGGATGGTATGTGTTAAGGCCAAAAACAAAAGATATGGCGGATAAACTGGCAGAATCAATGATTACAGCGTGCAATAATGATAATATTGGCTACTGTCAGGGACACCGGCTTGGAATTGTCAAATATGGTATTAATTCAAAAGTAAAAACAGAAGCAGATTGCGGCACAACGGTACGTGCATGCATTATTCATGCAACTGGAAAAGATGTTGGAAATTTCACCACAGCAAATGAAAAATCTGTACTTCTTTCGAGTGGCATGTTTGATGACATTGGAGGTTATGCGGCAGGAATGGTTCTTTACAACGGAGATGTTATTGTCACAAAAACAAAAGGTCATACAGCGATTGTGACAAGCGGAAACCCTAGAAAAAATGTAAAAGATCATTTAAACCCATACCCGGAACCTGCAAGGATTTTAAAGAAAAAATTCCCTTGCATGAGAGGGGATGATGTGAGATGGCTTCAGACGGAGCTTATTTATCACGGATGCCTGGATGAAAAAGATAAAAAGGGAAACAGTAATGTGGACGGTATTCTTGGAAATGATACGGCGACCGGTATTGGAACATTCCAGAAAAAAGTCGGAATTACAGTAGATAAGAAATGCGGACCGGTTACAAGAGAAAAATTAAAAGAGTAGATCAAGGACGGTAAGGTGTCACAGCCTACCGTCTTTTTATTTTGCATAGAAAGTTGGTGCATATATGGCAGACATTGATGAATTACAAATAAAAATCAAAGCTGACTCTGCAAAAGCAAGTAATTCCATAGAAAGCCTTGTAAACAGCATGAATAGGCTCCGGGAAAGCATATCGTTTGACACTGCAAAACTTTCAAATATTGCAAGCGGAATCAGAAGCATTTCCGATGCTGCGACTGGATTCAAAGGTGGAAAATCTACGGAAATAACATCTATGGTCAGAGCACTCAACAAATTTTCTGGTGTTGATGCAAATTCTATCCACGGAATATCTTCTGCCGTAAGAGATCTTGCATCTGGAATAGCAAGTGTTAAAGCTGTTGATACAAGCGGACTCACAAGCATGGTGTCGGCACTGTCGAAAATTGGTGGCAAGGCATCTACACAGGCGACAAAGAATCTGCCGGCTTTATCTGCGCAGTTACAAAACTTTGTACGCCAGATGAACAAGATAGGTGCATTGAATTTTGATATGACGAATATGAGTAACCTTGTGACAGCCATATCAAGGCTTGGAAGCGTTGCAAGCGGACGTGCAGTAACAAATATACCTTTGCTTGCTGATAACCTTAAATATCTGTTTGAGACACTCTCAAAAGCACCAAATGTAAGCGCAAATATTTTACAAATGACACAGGCACTTGGAAATCTTTCAAACAGATCTGGAGGTGCGATTACTGGATTAAATAACAGCATCAGTAATCTTTCCGGTTCTTTCCTTGGATTTAAGACATCCACAGGGAAAGCATTGATTGGACTCAAGTCATTCACAAGACAGATTTTGTCCTCTATGGGGATTTATCTTGGTCTGTACGGAGCGATAAGAGGAATAAAAAATGCAATCGACATATCATCCGCATTAACAGAGGTTCAGAACGTTGTTGATGTTACTTTTGGGGACATGTCAAAGAAAGTCAATGACTTTGCACAGGATTCTATACGTCAGTTCGGTATGTCAGAACTGACACTGAAACAGACGGCAAGCAGATTCCAAGCAATGGGAACAGCCATGGGAATTGACAGCAGTTTGATAAAGAAAGCCAATGAGTTTTTGAACAAACAGACAGATGGCTATATTGGTCTGTCTGATTCCATGGCTGATGTGTCTTTGAATTTAACAAAATTAACTGCTGATATGGCATCTCTGTATAACATAGATCAGGATGTTGTGTCGCAGGATTTAGCTGCAATATTTACCGGACAGACACGCCCATTAAGAGATTACGGTCTTGATCTTACACAGGCAACCCTTAAAGAGTGGGCGATGAAACAGGGATTAGATTCTGATATTGCGTCTATGTCACAGGCTGAAAAGACAATGCTCCGGTATCAGTACGTCCTTGCCAATACGCAGGCAGCGCAGGGAGACTTTGCACGTACGGCTGATTCATGGGCGAACCAGATCAGAATTTTAAAACAGTCATTTGAACAGCTTGGCAGTGTTATTGGTGGAGCATTAATCAATGCTTTCAAACCATTCGTAAAAGCACTCAATTCCGTTTTACTGGTTGTTATCAGCTTTGTTACAAAGGTTACAAACGCTTTAGGCGCAATCTTCGGATGGAAATATGAGGATTCCGGTGCAGGGCTTGCAGATAACTTTTCAGATGCGGCAGAAAGCGCAGATGATGTTGCGGACAGTACAGGACAGGCGGCAAAGAACATTGATAAGATGAATAAAGGTGTCCGTCAGTTTGATGAATTGAAACTGATTACAACAAATGATGGTTCTGGCAAAAAAGGTTCGGGCGGTTCCGGCGGCGGTGGCGCATCAGGCGGTGCCAGTGGCGGTAAACTCGTCAAGACTGATACCATTTTCAAAAATTACGAAAGTGATATCAAAAATCTGAAACAACTTGGAAAATACATCAGTGATGCCTTATCAAAAGCTATGGAGTCTATCAACTGGGATAAGATTTATTCCAAGGCAAAAAACTTCGGCAAAGGTTTAGCAGACTTTCTTAATGGTCTTATTAATCCGAGACTGTTCGGGAATGTCGGAAAAACGATTGCAAGGGCATTGAATACTGCATTGGAGTTTTTAAATTCTTTTGGAACGAGATTTAACTGGAAGAATTTTGGAAATTCTATTGCAGCAGGGATTAATAAATTTTTCAAAACTTTCAAGTTTACTCTTTTGGCAAGAACATTGAATACATGGGCGAAAGGTTTGCTTGATGCAATGATTTCTGCTATTGATGGAGTGAATTGGTATAGGATTGGAAAGAAAATCGGAGAGTTCCTGTCTGATATAGATTGGCTTGGCATATGTGGAAAAATTGCGCAGGTAATTTGGAAAGCTATAAATGCTGGGCTAAGCACATGGTCTGGTATATTTTCTGCCGCACCAATAGAAGCAACCATTCTTGGAGTAATTGCAGCAATAAAAATATCAACCATTACGTTATCAGCATTAGACAATATTAAGACAAAGATTTTGGCAATAAAAGATACTCTTTTGAATTTTGCAGCTACTGTCGTTGCGCATCCTTATTTAGCAATAGCATCGGCGATCGCAGCAATAGGGTTAGCTGTATATAATTTCCATAAAAGTTGGCAAAAAGAGATTGCAGATCAGTTTTTGGAGTTTGAGGAAGAAATAGGATCAAATAACCAGAAAATGGAAGATGCCGCACAAAATCTAAGAGATTTAGCTGATACTACAAAGGATTTAACATCTAAATCCGAAGCAAGTGCAGATCAGCTTCAACAGCTTGCAGATTCATATTTCGAACTTGCAGACAAGACGAGCTTAACAGCAGCAGATCAAGAAACATTAAAAACGAGAGCACAACAGCTTATTGATATTTGTCCAGAATTAGCAAATCAGATTGATATGACTACTGGAAAATATACAGCACAAAAGGAAGAACTATTAAAGACTATAGAAGCACAGAAAGAATATTATAGAGTTGCAGGATACAAAGATGTTGTAGAGCAGTACAGTAAGGCACTTGCGGAAGCTAATGTCGAGTTGGAAGTATCAGAGCAGAACTACAAAGATAACGCAGAAGCGTTGGATAAACTAAACGAAATCTTATCCGATATAGGTGCAACCGAGGACTTAAATGACTGGTGGAAACGAAATACAGATGCATTAAAAGCAAATGGCATAGAAGCTAAAAATGCAGGTGATGCACATGATGAACTCGTAAAGCAAATGGTTTTTCTGGAAGATGAACAGTCCAAAATAACAGAAACACAAAAGACGCTTAGAGATGAGGTTGAAAAAGCTACAACATCTTACAATACTGCAAATGATATGCTTGAACAGCATACACAGAAATATAATACATTGTCTGATGCTGTAAATGAAGTTAATTTCGGACAAATCACATTGAACGCTACAAAAGCAATAGATGATCTTGGTGGGATATTTGTTGAAGGTAAACAGGTAGTTGGAAAAGAAGCAGTAGAGTTATACCAAGCAGTTATTAATGCCTATGGAACGACAGACCAAGATATGTACGACCTTGGCGAAAAAGGAATGGTGCAATTTGGTATTGGAGGAGTAGCTGGAACAAAAGAAGCAATACCGACAATGACATCCGAACTAGAAAACGAACTAATAACTTACTATAATGGTAGAGGTCATGATGTAGCAATAGTAGGCGGAAAGGTAATTGTCAAAGGATTTGCAGATGGTGGTGTTGCTCAATCTCAAAGTGCTGTAGACACAGTAACAGGAGCAATTACACAAAAAGGAAGTTTAAAAGATGCCATGCTTTCTGGTATGGGAAGAGGATGGGCGAAAAATACGATAGATGGATATAATAATGGTATTTCAGAAAATTCGAACACAACAAATGATGCCATGCTCACATATCTTGAGAACAACATTAAACAGCCATTTACAACCAATATGGGAATACATTCACCATCCACAGTATTTTCTGACTATGGTAAATATACTGTAGAGGGATTCAATGGCGGAGTTTCCGGAAACCAGAACACCACGTACGGAGTTATTTCCAGTTGGGTATCCAATATCAGTTCTTGGTTTACAAATTTGATGGGCATACATTCGCCATCAAGAGTGTTTAAAGAATTTGCAGGATTTACGGTAGAAGGATTTAATAATGGTATTTCTGATGGATCTAAAAGTACATTTAAGGAGATAAAAAACTGGTCCGAGGGAATTAAGGACAGTTTTGGATTGGCAGGGTTAAAAGCAGCGCCGGAAGTTGCATATAAGTACAACAGGAGTATAACGGACAATGTAAATGCTTCTATAAAATACAGTTCGGGAAGCATTGAAAGTACAATAGGAAAAGAAATGCAGATAGCAATGTCAAGCGCTATTGATTACGATAAACTGGGAGACGTCATTGTATCAAAACTTGAAAAAGCAGATATTACGGCGGTTCTTGATTCGAATCAGGCATATAGGAATGTTATAAAAAAATGGCGAGAAGAAGCAAAAGCAGGGCAGAGGAATCCAGTTCCTATATTTTAATTGCAACTCTCTTTCGTTTGTGGTATGGTTTGTATAACATATTACAAATGGGAGGGCGTTCATGAAAAAGTGGGGGATAGTAATTTTGACAATAGCTACGGTAGTGTTAACCGGATGCGGAAACGGATATGAGGAAGAAGAAATAGAGACAACAGAAACGGATGGAACTGTCGTAACTGAAAGAGAAAGCGGAGTAGAAAAAAATGTAAAAAGTATACCATATGACGGCATGAATTATAATGATAGTACATTTGGAATAAAATCAGTAGATTTGTGTCAGATGAAATATAAAAATGGTTATATGCCATATGTCATAGTTGAATTTGATATAAGCACACTTTCAGAAGAAGATATCTATTGGCTGTATGAAAACGATCCAAAAGATTTTGATATTCATGTTTATATAGACAGTGAAAAGAACAGAATTGACTTTGAAAATATGGATACATTGTATCTTGGCAAAGATGATAGCAAAGTTATCTGTATATTTACTCTTTATGATTATTATAAATTTGACATATCAGACATGGAAGTAACTGTTTGTGTGAATTTAAAACAGAATGATAAATACATGTACCAAAACAAGGATACAGGAGAAATATCAGACTTAAGAAAAGAAAATTCGTACGATTGGTCTATAAACAGAGATTATTCTGATATAAAAATAGATGTTTTGAACGGAATCCCTGTTGAATATATTTCGTATATTGAAAATTACATAGGAACCTTATAAGCGAGGGAAAATACATGGGAGATAAAACATTAGAATCAGAACTAATGGCGTGTAAAGAAGAATTAAAAGAAGCAAATGAACAAATAGAATATTTAAAATATGAGTTGGAGAAAAAAGAAAAAAATCACAAATGGGAAATTAAAGAAATAAATAAGAGAATAGAACAGACAACTGATAAAAACTTGGAATTATATGACAGAGAATCAAAAGCACTTATTTACGCAGATCAGTTGGAAAAAGAAAAAAGCGTACTTATTAAAGAAAAGAGAGAACGTGAAAAGAAAATAGAAAAATTAGAGAGAGAAAATGAACAGTTGAAAGAAGAATCAGCAAAAATTACAGAAAGAAAAAACTTTAGCAATGATCCCAAATGGAGAGTACTTAAAGCAGCAGGGGAAAATAAGAAAACAAAATAATTCAATTAGAAAAAGACACCTCAGCGGGTGTCTTTTTTGTATTCCTTGATTTTTAACAGATCGGATAAGTATTCTAGCAAGCGTTTTTGCCCAGAATTGTTTAATTTGTGAAAATTGCTGATAAAATTTGCAAATTAGCTGTTTGACAAACACACATAGAAAATATATAATTTCAGTAATTAAAAATCACGCAGGCAAGACCTAAAGAATTTAGGACGTCCTGCAAGCCTATGAGGAATAGGTGCGGATTCGTGACCGCCAGAGATTGAAGAAATTCAGTCTTTGGTGGTTTTTTTATTTATTTCAAACTGCATAAGAAAAATAAAAAAATGAAATTTAAACCTGCCTGTCAAATGACAGTAGCGAAAGAAAGGTGGAAAAGAGGATGTATGAATTGGTGGAACTCAAAGGAAACGATGTTTTTACAAACAGCAAAGTGATTGCAGATGGAACAAATAACCAACATGAATCTGTTGTTGCTATTATCAGAAAATACGAGAAAGATATTTTAGACTTTGGCAATATTGATTTCTCCGATTTAAAATCGGGGAAAAGGGGACAGCCGGAAAGAGTTTATTATTTGAATGAGGAACAAGCAACATTTGTTATAACTCTTTTGAGAAATTCAAAAATAGTTGTGAAGTTTAAGAAAGAGTTGGTTCGACAGTTTTATGCAATGCGCAGATTTATTCTTGAAAAGCAATCGAAACTATGGGGCGAAACAAGAATTGCTAATAAAGAAAATCGGCTGAAAGAAACTGATGTGATTAAACTCCTTGTAGACTATGCCAAAGAACAAGGAAGTACGCATTCAGATAAACTGTATGTGACATATACCAAGTTGGCAAAATCAGTAATTGGTGGAAATCGCGACAATATCACAGTTTCAGATCTCAATAATCTAACCCTTGTAGAAAGCATTATTTTGCAGACTATTAGAATTGATATGTCAATGGGTATGCACTACAAGGATATTTATAGGGATTGCAAAAATAGAATAGAACAATTTGCAGATATAACTTACCTGTCCGCTTAGCCCCGAAAATTTGGGGCTATTCCAGTATTTCGTCACGGGAAATTACAATCTTACTAAATATATAGCGTGTAACTCCTGTTAGGGTATGTTCCTAACGCACGTGAATTTAAAGGTTGAGCCTTGCGAAATGTAAGGCTCGGAAATTTAGGAGATAGAAAATATGGCATACACAGCTCTTATGACTAAAGATGAAATTGGATTTGAAAACAATACGAACACGATAACAACACTTGAAATTGCAGAAATGATGGAAGTTCCGCACTATGAGATTTTAAAAAAATTGGAAGGGACAACAAATCCAGACGGAAGCACTAAACAGGCAGGAATTATACCAACATTAGGTAAAGGGAAAATTCCCGTTACCGATTATTTCATCAAATCAATGTATTTGACAGGGCAAAACAAGAAGATGCCGTGTTATGAAGTTACCAAGATTGGTTGTGATTTTCTTGCTAATAAGTTTACAGGAGAAAAAGGTATCTTATTCACAGCAAAATATGTAAAGCGTTTTAACGAGATGGAGAGGGGACAGGTCCCGAAAGATTTTCCATCGGCACTTCGAGCATATGCAGACGAGGTAGAGCGCAGGCAGATTGCAGAACAGGAGAATGAAAAGCTGCAGCAGGAACTTGACTATAGCAAAGACTGGTATTCTATTAAGCGTGTTGCAGCAATGAACGGTGTGGACTGGAAAACATTTAATTGGCGAAAACTCAAAGAAAAGAGCATTGAACTTGGATATGGCGTGAAAAAGATTTTTGATGCAAATTATGGAGAGGTAAATACCTACCATAGGGATGTTTGGGAAGCAGCATACCCGGAGTATGAAATTTAGGAGAAATTTTATGAACAAATTAGAAATCAGGATTACATATGGGAACACGGAAGTAATTCACACACCGGAGAAAATTGTGATTAAATCACCCAATATCGAAGTAATTACAAAATAGATCAAGAAAAAGAAGTGGCATCTATCAAATTGGTGGTAGGTGCTATTTTGTACAAATTTTACCGACTGTCATTTGAGACAGCCGCAAACCCAAACAGTTAGGTGGTGGAAATATGGCATACAGCGGATGGCTTTTAAAGATTGGAAATTACATAGTGCCAATGTCTTTTATGAAAGCGGAATCATATAGTCCATATGTCAATATGCAGGATTTAGATGATTATACGGATGCCAACGGTTATCTGCATAGAAATGCCGTGGAATTAAAGGCTTTAAAAGTGGAGTTTGAGACACCGGCAATGCTGACAAATAAGACTTTTAATGAGGTGCTAAATAATATCAGAAGCCAGTTCACAAATGCAACAGGGAGAGCCTGCTATATCACAGCGTATATCCCGGAATATGACGATTATGTGACGCAGTACGGCTATATGGCAGATTTTCAGCCTACGATATACGGAACATATGATGGGGTAATTCGTTACAATTCAGTTCGGCTTGCTTTCATAGGGGGTGTGTACGGTGGTTAATTATAAATATGGCGACTTGTTCAAAAAAGATACGGTCGATAAGCAGTTATCCATCGTATCTGATGACGGAAAAATCAATATCACAAATACAGAGCTACACCAAGAAAAATTCGAATTGACCGAAAGTTTGTGTTCGGAACAGGAATTGACGTTTGGTTCGTGTGAAGCTGCCATGATTAAATTTACCGTCTCAAACACATTTCTACCAATGAAAGGCAAATGGCTGACAGTAAGAATGTCACTTGATGGTCACACGGATGCGGCGTTTCAGTTCGGGAGATACAAGGTTGATTCTGACACACCTACGGCAGATAGAACATGCCGTGAAGTTATCGCCTATGACGCGTTGTACGATGTTTTAACAGCCGATGTGGCAGCATGGTACAACACTGTATTTCCGTCGCACGAGGAACAGAAAACAGATGAAGATGGCACAATCACGACCGTTACAGTTTATGATCCGGTCACTATGAAGCAGTTCCGGGACAGTTTTTTCAAGCATTTCGGAATCGAACAGGCGAACATCACACTCATTAATGACAATATGTCAATCGAGAAAACCGTGGCGGTCACGGCATCCAGTGAGACAAGTTCTGCCACAGAGGAATCAAGCACCATAGGCGAGACAATCAGCGGCAAGGAAGTATTGTCATGCATCTGTGAGATTAACGGCTGCATGGGGCATATGGGGCGTGATGGAACGTTCCATTATATTTATCTGGAACAGGAGATACAGGGATTATATCCGAGAAATGACCTTTATCCGGCAGATGATCTGTTTCCGCGCAATCCAAAGAGTACGCAGATAGGAAAAGGATTCTATGTTACTGCCACATATGAAGATTATCTTGTCAAAACCCTTGATAAGCTACAGATCAGAGAACAGAAGAATGATATTGGCGTGATCGTAGGCACCGGAGACAATGCCTATGTGATCGAGGATAATTTTCTTGTCTATGGTAAAGGATCAAAAGAGCTGAAAGGAATTGCAAAAAATATTCTTTCTAAGATCAGAGGTATTATTTACCGTCCGTTTACGGCGGACTGCAAAGGAAATCCGTGTCTGGAAGTTGGGGATGCGGTGCGGTTGCCGACCAGATATGAACTGATCGAGTCCTATATTTTGAAAAGAACTTTGAAAGGCATACAGGCCTTGCGTGATGATCTGGAAGCGGACGGGGAAGAGTACCGAACCAACGGTGCAAATGGAATACAGAAAAGCATTTTGAAACTCAAAGGCAAGAGCAATGTGCTGGAGCGAACCATTGAAAAGACACAGAGCACGATAACGGATGTCAAAGAGGGATTGCAGTCACAGATCACGCAAACTGCAACCGAAATTCGCACAGAAGTTAAAAATACAACGGATGGTTTATCATCGAGAATCACGCAAAATGCGGACAGCATTACAGCAGAAGTAAAAAGAGCACAGGGGCAGGAAGTTGAACTTGCAGCAGCTATTAAAATCAATGAGGACAAGATTACAGCGGAAGTTACGAGAGCAAGCGAAGCAGAGGGCGATTTGTCCGGAAAGATAGAGGTGACCGCAACTAAGATACGGTCAGAAGTCAGTGCTTCTTTAACAGTATGGGATACCGAAGATTATGACGTTACACATTGTGGTTTCGGGAATCCACAAGATACATACCCTGCATCTTCGTATTATTCTGGACACAGTTTTTTGGATCAGAATACTGGAAAGTTTTATGGTTGCGAACCAGATGGTGGAATAAGCAGTGGAAAATACAAATGGACTCTGATAAAGAAATTTAAGCAGCTTTCATCGAGTGCGTCCAGTACGATTACGCAGTCATCAAAGCAGATCAGCTTGAAAGTATCAAAAGACAGCGTCATTTCAGAAATCAACCAGTCAGCCGAGGGTATCAAAATTAAAGCAAAACTGCTTGAATTAAAAGGTTCTATGGAAATGACCGGGGGATATATGCATATTCAAACGGAAGAGTCTGTAGAAAACCTTATTGAATTTAAACGCAGTGGAACACTTGTACAGATGGGAACGGATGGATTTCGAACAGTGGAAGGGACGCTTGAAAGTCCTGTTCATAAATGTACGGTTCAATATAATCAGGTTTCATTGCATAAAGGCGCAAACGATAATGACCACATGATGATCCATTTAGACGGAGATACCGGAGTAGGTGGATTCAGAGGTGGAGTAATTAATGGATCTGACAAAAGAATAAAAAACACAATTTTAGATTTAAGCAAAAAGCAATCATCTGAGTTTATTTATTCTTTAAGAGCAAAATCGTATCGTTATAATTTCGAAAAGTATGGATTTCATCATGGCTTTATAGCACAGGATGTTTTGGAAAGTGTGGAAGAAGGATGGAATATTTGCCCTCAAATTTTCTCAAACGGTAACGGAGAAAAGTATTACGGACTGAATTATACAGAGCTGATCGCTGATCTGGTTGCCACAGTGCAGTTGCAGCATGAAGAGATAGAACAGTTAAAGGAAAAGGTGGAAAATCTATGATAAATGCAAAAATCCGGGAATTTGAAAACGACATTATCAATTATGTAAATTTGTGCGGGGATGTCACGATCGAAGCTAAGTACCTGGTGTTTAAGGACATTCTATATCAGATCAAGGAAGAAGCAAACCGACAGGTTACAGTAGAACGGGAACAGATGAAGCTTGCAAAGGAAAGGGAGAGTGAGGATCATGAATAAAGCGCATATTGATATTAATTGGGAGAATTACCCGAGTGATGAAACACCGCTTAATGAAAGAAACCTCAATAAAATGGATGGCTCGATTGATATCATTGATGATCGTGTAATCACTCTTGATACCACGAAAGCCACAAAAGCAGAGGTAGCAACTCTTGTTGCAGACGTGACATTCGAGGAATCGACGGGAATTATCACAATCACGAAAAAGAACGGGTCCAAGGTTACGATCGATACGCAGATGGAGAAGATCGCTGTCAACTTCACTTACAATCCAACTACACAGCAGATTATCCTGACTCTGATTGATGGCACAAAACAGTACATAGATCTGTCAGCACTGATTACACAGTATGAGTTCCTTGATTCTGATACGGTAGCTTTTTATATTGATAAGGATGGAAAAGTGTCTGCCATCGTCAAAGAGGGTAGCATTGAAGAAAAGCATTTAGAGCCTAACTATCTTGCGAAAATCAAAGTGGAAGTGGCAAAGGCAGAGTCAAGCCAGCAGGCAGCGGCAAAGTCCGAAGCCAACGCCAAAGCAAGTGAGGATGCCGCAAAAGCCAGTGAAACAGCGGCAAAAACATCCGAAACCAATGCCAAAGCGTCAGAGACAGCAGCGGCGAAGTCAGCCACGGCGGCAGCAATATCCGAGACTAACGCAAAAGCCAGTGAGACATCCGCCAGTCAGTATGCAGCCACAGCCACAAGTGAAGCGGCATCTGCCAGTCAGTCAGCCAGTACCGCCACAGATAAAGCCAATATTGCAACGCAGAAAGCAACAGAGATCATCGGTAAAGCCGAATCTGCAGCAGATAGCGCAACCAAGGCACAGAGTTATGCTGTTGGTGGTACAGGAAGCAGAGAGGGCGAGGATTCTGACAATGCCAAGTATTACTATCAGCAGGCAAAAGACATATCAGAAGGACTTAAAGGTGGATTGCAGCCACATGGAACGGTAGCTTTTGCAGATTTACCGGCACTTTCAAATGTTAATGCAGGCTGGATGTACAATGTTTCAGATGAATTTACCACTACGGATGAATTTAAAGAAGGAGCCGGTAACGTCATTCCTGCCGGTGCAAATGTCTACAAAACATCAGATGATAAGTGGGATGTGCTTGCCGGTACTCCTGTGACGGGGGTTAAGGGCGCAAAAGAAGCATCCTATCGGCGAGGAAATGTCAATCTCACTCCAGCAAACATTGGGGCAGTAGCGACAGGTGGAGATACAGCGAACAATATCGTATCATTTACGAGCAGTGATGTGGCAGACGGATTAGCGTCAGCGTGGACGACTGTATCAAAATTATCAAGCGGTGAAAAACACTCTTCAATTTTTGCGAAGGTGTCACAGATGTTCAAGAATGTGCGGTATCTCTATAAAATGCTTGGAACGACAGACATTTCTAAGATTGGGAATGGTACTTGTACCGGGGCGATATCATCGTTAAACAGCAGTTTAGGTAATAGTTTTAAAGGCAAGTACGATGTTCTCGTTTCTTCTCTTAGTAATAATGCTACGTGGACACAGTATCAAATAGCCGATGTAACAAAATATAAATTTCTCCAACTTCAAGTTAGAGATGAGAATTATTCTGAAATAGCAAGTAATATTATTGCGTATGATTTTTTTAAAGATTGCAATACGTATCAAAGAACATTTGGTGTTTGGGCAAACGCCTGGGAAAATTTTGAATATTGCGTTTTATGTCGCTATGTAGACAATACACATGTCGCATTATATGTTGGTACCAGACTTACACAGGCTGTGTTAAGCGGATTGTACTAATCTATAGTATTTTCCCGAACGCTTGCCAAATAACGGAAAATGTAAGTTCTTCTGCATAATTGTTTTTAATAGTAAACATAATGCCATAGTTATTGTATTCGACATCATATATAGACATTTCGAATCCGAATTGCTTTGGTGTTAAAGAGCATATTGGTGTGTCTATATATTGCTTATTAAATTTTATGGTTACCTTAAGAGAATCATAGGGTTTTATCGCCACCATATAAACACCGTCTTGCTTTTGATATTTCCCTAAACTGCTGTTTTACGAATAAAGCGGACAACTTGGCACAAAAGAAAACTTGTGTAGAAATATAATAAAATCAAGAGCCTAAGAGCCGATTACATGACCATGTGTTGTGTAGCCGGCTCTTTTGCATAAAGCCTTCGGGCGGAAAGGAAAATTATGCACTTAAAATTCATCACAGATAACTGGCAGATGCATAATTTTCAACCAGTAATTAATTTTTTAACAAAATTTAAACTAATCAATCGACATTCTGTGACAATAAGAAATTTACCTGTCGAAACTTGCGACCGAAATGGTTTGAATAATGGTGGAAAAATTTGTAAAATAAAATTGTCCGATAAGGGCACTTCAAGTTCTGGCTGAGGGGCGGGATAAGGCGTTTTCTTGTCCCTCAACTACAAACGAGTTTGTAATTTGTAGCAATTTGTCAAATGGGGTTGACGATATCGAACATAAGTTCTATAATTTGTGTATCGCTATCGGAAGTGCGGAATGATTGGAGGAAATCAATATGGGGGAAAATGAGGTTGAGAATGAAAACGTAAACGAATTTTACAAGGAAAAAATTTATGAATTGGTCGCTCATTGCGATAATGAGAGGTGGCTTAGAGCTATCTTAACGTTTATAAAAGAACTATTAAAGTAAAAGAAAGCCAAGGGTTTGCGCATTGCCCTTGGCTCTTTTTTATTTCTTCCCAGAAATCATGTCAATTAAGTTCTCAAGATTTTTCCATCCTGCATCATCCATTTTAGACAAAGCCGAAATCAATCTTTTTTTGAAATCTCCATCTTCACATTTAAGAACATTTGCAAGCATCTTGGAAATTTGTTCGTCTTTTGTTTCTGGAACAAACATTTCTCCGGTTCCGGTTCGGAGCCATTCTTCGTTGACACCAAATTCTCTACATATAGAAAGAATAACAGCATCAGTAGGATTTCTTAAACCAGTTTCGTAACCAGTGACAGTATTTCCTTTGACACCTAGTTTTTCCCCAAATTCAACTTGTGTCAATCCAGCTTCTTTTCTTATCTGTTTAATTCGGTCTTTCAATCTTCACACCTCCTTTCGAGATAAATATATCAAAAAAAACTCGCAAAGTCAAGATTTTGTGTTGACAAAAAACTCGAAACGCGATATTATAAACTCGCAAGGACAACAAAAACTTAAATTGAAACAGAATAGAGGTGAGAAATTGAACGATTTAGAACAAGCCAAAATTCAGACGCCAATCGAAATTGCACTTGGAATCGATGAAGAGGGAATGACTACGGCAAGAAAGTTGTATGATTTCTTGGAGTTAGACAGCCGCAATTATTCAAGATGGTGCAAAAGCAATATCATCGAAAACGAATTTGCCGAGGAAAACGTTGATTATTGGGCGTTCGTCATTGATGAAGAACGGAATTTTAACCCAAATCCGACAACAGATTACAAACTGACAGCCCATTTTGCAAAGAAACTTTCTATGAAAGGGAATGGAGCGAAAGCAGAAGAGGCACGAGATTATTTCACGACCTTGGAAGAGCGTGTGAAACAAAAGGTAATCGACCTCAATCAGTTATCACCTGAGTTGCAGATGTTCCAGAAGATTTTCAATTCTGTAGCAGAACAGCAGTTAGAACAGAAACGGCAGGCAGAACAGTTAAACCATGTGGAACAAAGAGTTGAGAGCATCCGAGAAGTGGTTGCACTCGATACAACATCATGGCGTGATGATACCGGAAATATTTTAAGAAAAATCAGCATGGAACTTGGTGGCGGACAGGCATACAGCCAAGTAAGAGCCGAAAGCTACGAACTGTTATCAAAGCGAATGGGTGTAAATCTGAAACAGCGCTTAACCAATAAGCGCAGGAGAATGGCTGACGAGGGCATCTGTAAATCAGCAAGAGACAAATTATCCTATGTGGATATTATTGCAGAGGATAAGAAGTTGATCGAGGGATATACAGCCATCGTAAAAGAAATGGCAATCAGATACGGAGTTGGAAAGGATTAACAGGAGGTATTCATGGATAGACAGAACATTGCTTTAAGAAAGACATTAGATCAGATCGGCGTAAAACATAGCCTTAAGGGTTACGGTTACATAATAAGTGCGGTTGAGAAATGTCTTGAAAACAGAAGTAAACTTGTCGGCATTATTAAAGGACTCTATACTGAAATCGCAGAAGAAAACAGCGATACAGTCTGGAGAGTAGAAAGATCAATCCGGCACGCGATAGAAGTTACTTGGACAAATGGCAATACAAATGCAATCAACAAAATTTTTGGTTACACGGTTTCAGTGGGAAAAGGAAAGCCGACAAATTCAGAGTTTATCGCATTAATAACAGATTTTGTTTCCCTGTATGGTGATGAGATTGCCAATGGTTCCTATAAGTGGTAGGAGTGATGTGCCTATGAAGAAGTTTGCAAAGGTAATTGAAATGATCGGCACTGTTGTTTTTCTGTTTTGCATCTGCATTGATGCAACGGAGTATCCGGTCACTGCTATACCGGTATTGATTGGATTACTTCTTATTTATATAGGAACAAAAATAGATGGGGAGTGGCAGGAGTATACAGAAGAGATTGTAGATTACGATTACAGAAGTGAGTCTGATGACGATGACGGTATTACCTATATCACATTTGACACTGATTACAGCAAAGAAAAGGAATCATCCGAACCGACCAAAGCTGAATGATTCCAGTTCAAGCAATAGCATAAGCTATTTGCGCCTATTTTAGCACGAGAAAAGAGGAAAATCAAATATGGATGAAAAAATGAAAAACAATAATGTTTTACTTACCGGGAAAATTGTTTCAGAACCGGAATATAGTCATGAGGTATATGGAGAACAGTTTTACAACCTGTTTCTTGATGTGAACAGAAAAAGCGATATTGCAGATGTGATTCCACTGACAATTTCAGAAAGATTATTTGACGTGAGTGAGGAATGCATTGGAACTGTGATAAGCGTTTCCGGTCAATTACGTTCTTTTAATCGGCACGAAAAGAGCAAAAATCGTTTAATATTGTCTGTTTTTGTTCGTGATATTGAAATAATCACTGATGAGTATGAGGACGAAAATGAAATCATGCTTGATGGGTTCATCTGCAAAGATGTTGTTTACCGGAAAACACCGCTTGGAAGAGAGATTGCGGACCTTCTGATCGCAGTCAACCGTTCCTACGGAAAATCAGATTATATCCCATGTATCTGCTGGGGTAGGAATGCGAGATTTGCATCTACGTTTCCGGTTGGGACTCATGTGCAATTTATTGGACGTATTCAGAGTCGTGAGTACATCAAGAAATATGAAGATGGAACAGAGGAACAGCGGACAGCCTATGAGGTGTCTGTAAGCAAAATAGATGTATTGGAGGGAAAATAATATGGCAGAGAATATGATTACAATTTCGGCAGAGGAATATGCAGATTTGATCGCAAGCAGGGAAAAGTTACATACAGCCTGCAGACTGATAGCAAATGAGCACAGAAAAGATGTTGAGCTGCTTGGTTCAAAGTCAACATCAATCAATTCAGAGTTAATTGAAACTGCACTTGGATATGTTGAAGATAAAACACTTCTTGATGCGGCATTTCAGAAATATAGAGAGAAAAAGGAGCGTGAAACAGAATGAGAATGATTTTAAAGTCGTTACATCTTGAAAATTTCAAAGGTGTAAAGGATAAGACATACGAATTCGGAAAGACAACAAGGGTTTCCGGCATGAACCGGAGAGGAAAGACCACAATCGGGGCGGCGTGGTACTGGCTGATGTCTGATAAGAACTATGAACTTGTAAGTAACCCAAACATTAGACCGGACAATATAGAAGATTGCATTCCAACCGTTACTGCAGATGTTGATGTGGACGGAAAAGAGATTACTCTTTCCAAGATGCAGAAACGCAAAGTCGGAAAGCCGGATGCAAATGGAGTTTCAAAAGTTACGATCACAAATACATATGAGATTAATTCTGTGCCTAAGACAGAACGTGATTTTAAGGCATATCTGGAAGAATTAGGGTTTGATTTTGGCAAATTTCTCATTTGTTCACACCCGAATGTATTTACAAAAGACTTGTCGTTGAAGAAAAAGCAGGACGAAATGAGAAAATCATTATTCGCTATGGCAAGCGAAAAAACAGATTTAGAGATTGCGCAAATGAATAAAGAAACTGCGGATGTTGCCAAATTGCTTGAATCCTACAAATTTGAAGAGATTGAAGCCATGAACAATGCTTCCAAGAAGAAAGCAGTTGAACAGTTAGATGCGATTCCTAATCAGATCATCGGTTTGGAGAAAGCGAAAGTTGATATTGATGTGGCGGAGCAGGAGTTGGCAAAGGCTGATCTGGCAAGAAAGATTGCGGAGATAGACGGTAAGATTGCAAATACCGGAAGTACCATTGGAGATTTGAGAAGCAGAGAAATGCAGTTGCAGTTCGATATGTCCGGCATCATGCAGACTATGAACAGAGAGTTGTTCAACCAGAGAACTGATATTGATGCTGCCATGTGCGGTTGCATCAATGAGTTAGACCATTTCAAGGCGACTATTTCTTTGAAAGAGAAACAGATTGCCGATAACGAAAAGGCTATTTCTGATGCCGATGCTGAACGTAAGGACTTATACGTAAAATACAATGCCGAGAAAGCCAAGGCATTTGATGAAACACCATATCAGTTCGATGAATCTAAGTGGGTATTTGACGATTCTACGACTGTTTGCTCTTTGTGCGGACAGAAACTGCCGGATGATAAAATCGAGCTGATTAAGGCAGATTTTGAAGCAAGAAGGGAAAAAGCAAAGGAAGATTTATTTAGAAAACTTGCTGATGCGAAAAGGAATTTTATTGAACAGACAAATTCAAATATGGAAAATATCAAATCCAAAGGTTTTGAACAGAAACGCATCATCGAGGATTTGACCAAAAAGAATGCAGAGTTGCAGCAGTCTATTGAATCCTTGGAGAAACAGGAACAGGAAACACTTGCGAAGAAAGAAGAACTTTCCAAACAGTTGTCACAGTTGCCGGAAGAAACTGATTATTCGCAGAATGCCGAGTATGTGAAGCTGAAAGCCGAACATGACAAGGTTCTTGCGGAACTTGCAAAAACTGATTCTCTTGACCATGACGAGCTAATGTTCCAGTTTGAGGAAGAAAAAGCCGATTTGCAGGCACAACTTGACAATGTGAATAAGATCATCGCGCAGGCTGAAAACAATGTTCGCATTGATGAACAGATTGCGGATATGCAACAGAAACAGCGTGAGTATGGACAAGCAAAGGCAGATGCCGAGAAGATTCTTTATCAGCTCAAAGAGGTTTCAAAGCGAAAGAATGAGTTGCTTGTTGAGGAAATCAATCAGCATTTCGGTATTGTACGTTGGAAGTTGTTCGATTTCCAGAAGAACGGAGAATATAAGGAAGTTTGTATTCCTACGGTACTTGATGAAGAAACCGGCATTTATAAGGTATTCGGAGACACAACAAACACTGGCAGGGAAATTGAAGCAAAGATTGATATTTGCAACAGTTTTCAGAAGTTCTTTGATATGTATGTCCCAATCTTCCTTGATGGTGCAGAAAGTATCAATGACGAATATGTACCGGCTGTTGATACGCAGTTAATTCTTCTTACAGTATCAGAGGACAAGCAGTTGAAAGTGGAGGGCGTGTAAATGTCAAGAGTAGGAATTGGAAACAACGTCACGCAGCCGGATGCACGGTGTATGTCATGCAAGCGTTGGAAGAGTGCAAGTAAGAGAGGATTCTTTGGTTTTGCGGAATCCGGACATTGTTCTCTTCCGTATTGTGAGAGAGACGCAAAAAATAAAGGAAAGAGAGGTCGTGTACATGGATGATATTGAAAAGTTGAAGGCTGAAAACTCGGATTTGCGAACAAAGGTAGACGAACTTAATAGTAATAAATATTGCCTTGAAGGAGAACTTAGAAAAGCCACAGAAACAAACGAACGACTTTTGCGGATTGTTGAGAATTTGTCAAAGGGACATTAAAAAAGGAGGGTTACGATGCAGTATATCAAAGCAAAATTTCCAAACAGCACCAGAAGTTATACATACCGCACCGAGGATAATGTAAAAGCCGGTGACATGGTTGTAAATGCCAAGGGTGCAAAGCTGACGGTTACGGATGAAACCGTGGATATGAAGTGGGTGGAAACATACGGTGCTGATAAGGTGGCAGTTGTGAAGAAGTGTGATGAACCGGAAAGCGGTGGTGACGATGAGAGTTAATCCATGTAGATATTGTGCATTGTCTGTAAACCTTAATGGAAAGCATTGTTCAAGGTATTCTTCCGAAGAGTGCGCAAAATGCGAGAACATTCAAAAACACAGGGAATACCTTTTAAGTCAGCGAAAATTCGCAGAGGGTGAGCAGATTACAAGCATTGAGGAACTTTTGAAACAGGAATGGGTAATGTGGTATCACAGTACAAAGCACATAGAGGTTTTCAAGAATATGCAACTCAATCTTGTTTTGAAATTTCTTAAAAATGGAGCATTTAAAAAAGCAATAAGGAAAGAAAGCGAGGAAAAATAATTATGGCAGAGAACACAGCAGTAGCAAAGGCAGAGGAAAAGAAAGAGGTTGTGCGCAGCAACAAAGTTACAGATTACAGTCTTGGAATTTTCGGAACATCAGATAATTTCATCATGGCGATGCAGATGGCAAAGGCACTGGCAAGTTCCACAATCGTTCCGGCAACATTCCAGAAGAACGATGCAAACTGTCTGATTGCTATTGAGCAGGCGCAGAGACTGCGAGTAAGCCCACTGATGGTTATGCAGAATCTGTATGTGATCCAGGGTAGACCGTCTTGGAGTTCAAAGTTTCTGATTGCGGCAATCAATAATTCCGGCAAATTCGATATGGAATTACAGTTTGAGGAAACTAGAGATAAAGACGGTAAGCCTTATTCGTGCCTTGCTTGGACTATGAAAAATGGTCGTAGAGTTGAGGGTATGACCGTGGACATGGAAATGGCTAAAGCCGAGGGATGGCTTGGCAAGAACGGTAGCAAATGGAAAACCATGCCGCAGTTAATGCTTCGGTATCGTGCCGCATCGTTCTTCTCCAGTCTGAATTGCCCGGAACTGACAATGGGACTGTATACGAAAGAGGAAATGCAGGACAACGATTTCAAGGAATATCCTATGGAAGATTTGCAGGAACAGGTCAAGCGTGATATTTCTGAAAATGCCAATTCAGAGCCATTTGTTGTAGCTGAATCCGAAGCTATTGAGACCGGGAGCGAAGTAGTTGAACCACAGCCAGAAAAAGTAGCCGGAGAAGTCGTTGAGAATGACGAGGACGTGCCAGACTTTATGAAAGATTAGAGGTAGCTGCATGAGAATTATATCACAGGATGGCACAATTGATGCGCCTTATGAAATCAGTTCTTTGAGCATGGCAGTCGGGAAATATGAGAATGTTGAACACGCAGCTATCTTTTGCCACAACTCTTCGACAGCAATGGGAACAAAAATGGCTGGATACCGTTCCAAAGAAAAAGCCAAGAAAGCTATGGAAATGCTTAGAGATACATATATCGGTATGCCTATCGTAATGCAGAATGTTGATATTTCGGAAGATGTGGCAAGGGAATTTGAAAGATTAAAGAAATGCGGCATTATGGTGCGAACAGAAAATCAGCCGTCAAAAATAGAATGCATTAGCAATGCTATCTTTCAGTTTCCCACAGAGGAAGAATTGGAGTAGGGTATGGAAAAATATTTAAGTATTATCACAAATTTTGGGTGTCACGGAAAATGCCCTTATTGCATCGTTAGAGAAAACGGCATTAAAGTGCCAAAAACAACGCTTTGTGGTCTCGACAATCTGGTTAAGACTTTAAAGGAAACAAGTAGCAATATTATTTCTATTTCCGGTGGTGGAGACCCATTGCATGAGTATGAAAAACATGTTGACTGGTACAGAAAGCTGTTTTCGATTGTTAACAATTACCATGTCAATTGTGCTACATACCATATTCCGGTTGAACTGCATACAAGCTATATGACGGACGAAAGTACATTCCCGTTCTACGATTGCAAAAGGGCTGTGTATCATCCAAACACATTTGAGCAGTTGAAGCACATTCGCAGAACCGGTAATGAGATCGTGAGAGTTGTTTATGTGGTAACAAAAGATTTCACACTTGAACAGATCATGAATATCGCAATGTTCGTAGCTGACAGTAAAGAAATTGACGAATTGAGTTTTAGACAGCTTGTTGATAAAGGGTATAAGGTTACCGATTATTGGCAGGATGTATTGAGACTCGGGCATAAGAAGTTGTGGTGGTATATCGAGCAATGTGATTATAACCTCTATTATGCAGAAAATGAGGTCTACACAGAGTTTTCAAAGATCGGAGAAAACAATGAAACTTAGAGTTTTGGGTTCAAGTAGTTCCGGCAACTCATACGCCTTAATTGCCGGAAATGGCGAAATCCTTGCCATTGAAGCCGGATGCAAATTTCTTGATTTTAAGAAAATGATTGATTGGAAAATAGCAAATGTTTCCGGATGCATTGTAAGCCACGAACACGGAGACCATGCACGATACATAAAAGATTTCATGAAATCCGGCATTCCGGTTTACACGGCTTTTGAAACGCAGACCGCACTTGAAACCATAACCGGAGAACGTACAATAGCCATTCCACCACGCACAGCACGGCAAATCGGCAGTTTTTCGGTAACACCGTTCAATGTGCCGCATGACACAGAAATTGAGTGCTACGGCTATTTAATCAAGCATGAGGAAATGGGGCAGTTGTTGTTTATGACTGACTTGGAATACTGCAAGTACAATTTTTCAAAGCTAAACATTGAGCATATCATGGTGGAAGCTAACTACGATATGCAGTTTGTAGACCGGGACGAGCCAAACTACGAACACCGCCTGCGAGGTCATATGAGCCTTGATACGGCACTTAAATTTATTTCTACTAACGATAACCCGGCATTAAGAAATGTCGTTTTAATTCACCTATCAGATAAAAGCGGAAATCCCGCACTTTTCAAACAAAAGACAGAAGAAACAATTAAATACGGAGCAGATGTTTATATTGCAGAAAAAGGATTGGAAGTTGATATGAACCTTTGTCCGTTCTGATGGTTGCAACACCTTGGCGAAAGCCTAAAAGAAACCCATTCATGCGGTATCTGAAATTTTGGCAAGGAATTTAATATATCACAAACATTTTATCAAAAGCCATGAGATATCTTTGGCGGTTGCTAAAAGTGACCGCCAGAAAGGAGAATACGTGTTAATAATTGAGGATAAAGGACAGAAAGAGGGCTTACATATCCTTAAGAATAGATATTTCAAAAGCCACGATATGGAAGTCTTGCGTGCACCATTACCGGTTGGAGATTACATAATTGCCACGGATAAGGTAATGGATGTGATTAAGCGCAAGACAGCGCGAAAGATGGAACTTAAAAAGATGGATTTTCTTGGCACATATGATGTTTCCGTTGACACGAAAAAGGACATGCAGGAAATTGCAGGGAATATCTGTGGAAAAGCACATCCGAGATTCCGTGATGAGTGCATTTTAGCGCAGAACAACGGTATTAAGCTGTATGTGCTTATTGAAAATACAGACAAGGTGTATTCCGTCAATGATGTATTTACATGGCATAATCCAAGAGTAGACCGGTATAACAATATTGCATATATGCACACGCTTGGAAAATTGCTGAATGTACCGCTACCGAAAACAAAGCCGACATCTGGCAAGGTATTGGCAAAAGCTATGTTGACAATGCAACTTAAGTATGGCGTTGAGTTCGTATTTTGTCGCCCGGAAGATGCAGGGGCAAAGGTTATTGAATTGCTTGGAGGTAGTGAAAATGGCGGAGAATAAGCGGTATTACTGGCTTAAGCTGATGGATGATTTTTTTGATAGTAAACGAATCAAAAAACTCCGAAAGATGGCTGGTGGCGATACATATACGATCATCTATCTTAAGATGCAGTTGTTGTCGTTGAAAAAAGGTGGCTATCTGGAATATTCCGGATTGGAAGATGAATTTTACAAAGAGATCGCCCTTGATATTGACGAGGACGAAATCAATGTTCAAGTGACGATTCAGTTTCTTCTTTCCTGCGGTTTGCTTGAAACATCCGATTCTATTGAGTACAAGTTGCCATTTGTGCAAGATAACCTAGGAAGTGAGACTGCAAGTACCAGAAGAAGTCGGAAATCTAGGGAAAATGCACAAAAAGCGTTGCAATGCAACAGTGGAGCAACGGAGTGCAACATTTTGCAACAAAATTGCAATGTAGAGATAGATATAGAGAAAGATATAGATACAGATATAGAGATAGAAAATACAAAAGAAAGCGTGCCTGCATCTGATTTGGACTTTGACGCGGAATGGGGATGGGAATACACGATCAATGCATATCCAAAGAAAACGTCGTTAACGTCTGCCAAGGTAGCATGGATGGACAAGCTTTTAGAAGTTATCGAGCCGAACAGGAAAGCCGTTGCAAAGCTGATATATGAGGCTACAGTGGCATATGTTACTGACTATATAGAGAAGAATCCGGATGATACGAATTATCGCTACATACCAAAATACGGAGACTGGCTGAAAGAGGATTGCGATTACTGGATTCGCCAAGTAGAGAAACGAAAGCGAGGTGATGACAGTTGACAGAAGCAGAAATTGGAGTGATCGGATGTGTATTGATTGACAATGATTCCATGTACAAGATTTACAACAAATTGAAGCCGGAAATGTTTAGCTCTGAATTTTGTCAAGATGCTTTTGCTGAAATGCTTGCCATGTATGATCGTGGAGAAAACATTAATGTCGTTTCACTGTCTCAGACACTTGAAAACCACAAATGGGAGCCGGAAATAATTGCAAGCGAATTGAAAGAATGCATATCTGTTACCCCAGTCTCAACGGCAATAAAAAGCTATGCGGATGCAGTCATTAAGGATTGGCGGGCAAGGGAAACAAAAAGCCTTTTCCAGAGAGTGAGCCTTAGACCATGTGATATTGATAATTCGATCGCGGAAGTTCTTACAAGGCTTGAAGAAATCCAAGTTAATCAGTTGAAGAAATCTAAGTTGATGAAGCAAATCGTATCAGAGAACAAAGATAAATACTTCAATGATGATGTTGGAGAGGACAGGGTAAAGACAGGATTTTACCATCTTGACGATTGCCTTGGCGGTCTTGAAGGCGGAGACATTACAGTTGTTGCCGCGAGACCGGGAGTTGGTAAGTCTGCTATTGTGGCACAAATAATCGAGAATATGGCAAGAAAAGGCTATAACACTTGTTACTACAACATGGAGATGAACAACAGTCAGATTTATGAAAGGTTTGTTTCAAGAATGTCAAAGATTGGTCTGACAAGAGTTCGCAGGGCAAAGGCTTTTCTTGGTGGAGAGAAAGAAGCATTTGACAAGGCAAATGATGAGCTTGAAAAATATCCGATCACAATTGACGATCAGACAAATGTTATTGAGGAAATAAGAACGCAATGCAGGCATCAAAGATATGACGTGATCGTAGTTGACTATCTGCAATTGGTACGGTGTAACCGGAAGTTCAATAACCGTGCATCCGAAGTCGGGGAAGTTTCGAAGCAATTCAAAGCACTTGCGAGAGAGCTTCACGTTCCGATCATCCTATTGTCACAGCTTAACCGAGTATCGGAAATGAATGCAACGAAAGAGCCTACAATGTCCGAATTAAGAGAATCCGGAGATATTGAGCAGGATGCTTCCAATATTATTCTTATGTGGAATTTGGATGAAGACAGAAAATTTAAAGGCTTGAAAGTTGAAAAGAATCGACAGGGTACACCGTTTAGAGAAGTTGTTCAGTTTGAAGGTGATCGTATGGAATTTATCGAGCGAACCGAAACCATTGAACAGATTCAAGCACGGATGCGACAGAAAGACGGTTTCCGAGAAGTATGTGGCAGCACACCATTTGATTAAAAGGTGAATGATTATGGCAAGTAAGAAATTTGAAAAAGGTTCCGAAGAATGGCAGTTTTTTAATGACTATTATAAATTCCGGCAGCAGTTTTATGAAGCTGATAACGAAGATGAGTGGTTCCAAGGAATGATGGAAGCAGGGGAAATGCTAATTAAAAAATATGCACGGACAAATATATCAAAATATGTTCAAAGTCTTGTATTTAGTCATTTTGAAGATGTTGAGAGGAGATGGAAAAGCAAATGAGTAATGCATTAGTGAGAAAGAAAAAGCGGATGCAGCCACTTGGGTATTCCAAAAGTGAACTGATTGGAATACAGAAATATGCCAAGGCACAGAACAATGCGGACTATTTGATTACAGAATCTTATTATAACGTTCGCATGATGGCATACCAGGCACTTCATGATATGTTTGGATTCGGTCAGAAAAGAATTATCAGAGTAGAACAGACGATTGAAACGTATTTAGGAGATTCCGAAAAGGATGGAATGTCAGCAGAAGAGCTTGGATATTTCATGAAAACAAAATGCGGTATTGATGTGCGGGAAGAAACCAATAAGATTCCGTATCGTGAGAGCTTTTATCTGGTAGAGAGAAAGATTGCACCGAACTGCATGATACAGGCAAATAAGTTTTTACTGGCACAGGTATTTAATTATTTTGCTATGTTGGGTGTCTGCCTTAAAACACAGTTTAAATTTTCGGGAAATCAGATCAGACAGGTTTATGAGAGAATCAGATATTTGATTAACTGCCTTGCTACTGGATATGAAACTATGACGGGGATCGCAAGTGTATTGGAATGGGAATGTAAGTACATTGACAAGCGTTTTATCGGAAAGACGTATGAAATATAGGAGGAATGGTTGATGGACAAGTTAGTTGTGGAACTGCAGGATGGATATTTTGTGGAGATTGATCCTCTGAATTACACCCTGAGACAGAGATATGCCGGACAGGATAAGGACGGCAATGAAAAAGAAAGCGTTCGAACAATCGGATATTTTGGAGACATGAAACAGTGCGTCAAGGCTTTGTTAGAGCGTTATCCGAGGGAGTTATCTGAAAAGGCACAGATTTCCTTTAGTGAATACTTAGAACTGTTGGATAAGGCTTATACGAGGTCAGAACAGCTTGTAAACAGTCTTGGAAAATGACGGAGGTATAAATTGCACAGAGAAAGCAAAGAGAGACGCAGAATCATAGCAGAGATGGAAACCGTCAGACGAGAATACCGAAGCATCCAAACCCGGATGCATTGAGAGATTTTAAGGAAGTGCCGTATCAGTTGCGGTACGGGAAGGAGAAGAAAGATGCTGAATAGAGAAAAATACGAGGAAGAGATTTTAAATATTGCATGTGATGGATGCAATATTGCGTTAATTAATGGGAAACTGGAAAAATGCAGGGGAGTCTGCGATAAATGCGATTTTTGCGATAATGACATTAGAAATGCTGGTCGTTGCAGAGAAAAAGCAAAAGAATGGGCGAACAGCCAGTATGTTGATTGGAGCGAAGTTCCAGTCGATACACCGATTTTGGTCAGAGATTCTGAACTTTTTGCGTGGAGCAAAGAACATTTTGCAAAATATGAAGATGAAACGGTTTATACATGGGATTACGGAAAAACGTCATGGAGCACATACGACGGTAAAATGAGTAGCTATAAATATGCTATGTTGCCGGAAAGTGAGGATCAGAATGAAAATAAGCAGGATTAAAAACAGGATATCTGAGGCAGCAACAGAAGCCTGCGGGTATTCTCCACTAACGAAAGTGATTTCAGAGGAAGAGGTAAACAGGATTTTGGAGCAGGAAAGCGGATGGATTCCATGTAGTGAGAGATTGCCGGAAGAACCGGAAGAAAATTCGTTATTTGAGTGGAAATGTCTTGAAGTGTATTTAGTAACAACAAAATACGGAAGTAACGCGCAAGACAAGGTATATCCATTTAGAGCATTCTGGAATGGAATTAATTTTACGGATGGAATGAATATTTTGGACGTTATCGCTTGGATGCCACTGCCGGAGCCATACAGAGAAAGTGAGGAATGATATGAAAGATGGAATACATCCAGAAGGATATGCAGTAACAAGAAAAAAGACCAATGCAGACCGGATTCGGAACATGACGGATGAGGAGTTGGCAGAAATATTTGCACAGTACAATATTTCACTGGATAAAGATGGTTGGCTCGAATGGCTTCGGGCAGAAAGTGAGGGATAGCATGGAGAGGTTAACATATGTGGCAGAGAATGGAGAAGTTTTATTTCATCCAGCAGATTTACCGGATGATGAAGGAATTACCATTACCCAGCTTGCGAAAGATGGAAGATACAAAGCCCTGGAAGAGATTGCGGAAAGACTTGCAAATAGAGAGCAAGCCGAAGAGCTGGGATTACTTCTGCGGTTGCCGTGCAAGGTTGGAGATATCGTTTGGGAAATTAATGCAGAAAGAAAAAGAATATCAAAATTTGTGATTGAATCAATCACCATCTACCCGTGCAACGTTATTCAATTTAATTGGACGCTGCTTGAAGGGATTTGTAAAAATGTTGCAGGCTTCTCGAAAACAGAACTTGGAATAACAGTATTCCTTACCAGAGAGGAAGCCGAAGCCAAGTTGAAAGAAATGGAGGGGGAAAGCGATGTATTGTGATGGAAGATGTCAGTATTTGAATGAACGTAAACACAAATGTGAGTTGACCGGAGAAAAATTGACTTACATGAAGCAGACTGGAAGTATTTCTTTCTCCGTGCATGAACACAGAGGATTTTGCAAAGGAGATGAGAACAATGCACATGACAAATAAAGAACTGACTATCCGACAGATCGGAGAGTTCTGCACGAACACCCTCTGTAAGAAATGTCCGGTGGCAAAGTGGAATGAGGAAAGCAATCTGCATAATAGATGCATGGAAAGTTTAAGACTTCCAGAGGTATCGAGGATCATGTTAGAACAGATCAAAGGAAGAAAGGTGGAACGCGATGGAGAATAGATATTTATGCCGTGGAAAGCGGATTGATAACGGCGAATGGGTGGAGTGGAATATGCTTACAGGTATTCCGCATGATGTACATATTTTGGATAACACCATCTGCCAGTGTACCGGACTTAAGGATAAGAACGGCAAGCTGATCTGGGAGAATGACGTTTGTGATAGAAAAGAAGAATATCCGGAAATTGTAAAATATAATAAGGGCGATTGGACGCTTGATTATAGTTACTCAAAAGATAGAGAAAGCGGATATTGCTACTGTAATTTAGGATTTTACGTACTCGAACGAAAGTGTGTAGAAGTTATCGGCAACGTTTTTGATAATCCGGAACTGTTGGAGGTGTAGAAATGATTAAAGGTAAAAAAGTAACCATGAATGATAAGTATTATGTATCGGAGAAGAATAAAGGCAAGGTATTTAAGGCTGTCAGCGAGCCGTACAACATGTGCGGAACGATGGTTGTTAAATTAGAAGGATTTGCCGGATGCTATGCCTTGGATGGGTTGACGGAGGTGCCAGAACAAACTTGCGGGGAATATTGATGGAATAGAGTTGAAGTTATCAAGAAGTGGAGATGATGAAGAATGAGCGAAGAACTTAAACCATGCCCGTTCTGCGGACACAGTATAGATATTGAAAAAGATGTGTATGAACCGTGTAGGGATTGGCACCCGACATTTATTGACCCAGATAGTGGTGGCGACCCTATTAACATTCATTGCAAATGTGGCTTGGAGTTTTGCACCGGTACTTATGACTGGGGTGAATTTGTAGAAGCATGGAACAGGAGGGCGAACGATGAGACTGATTGATGCAGATGCAATGAATGCAGAGTTATTTTACAAGCAAGTTGGAGGAAAAGACAGTTTAATTACGGCAGAAAGTGCGTTTGAAATGATTAATGCACAGCCTACCGCCTACGACCAGAACAAGGTTGTGGAACAGTTGGAAATGAAAATTGACAACGCAGAATTTGATGAATTGCTGACAAGTAATGAAAAGGATGCGTATGTAGATGCATACAGAAGAGCAATCGAGATTGTGAAAGGCGGTGGGGTAGATGGCAATTAAACCGATTTTATTCAACACAGAAATGGTTCGGGCGATTCTGGACGGAAGAAAGACTTGCACCAGACGGATTTGCAAAGATGCCAATGAGTGTACTGTGCCGGATATGGATTTTTACAATACCGACAAGAGAACTTATGCAGTACATAACTTTGTTGATAAGGAGCATACGGAACAGTTAAGCATAGCAGAAAGAACTTGTCCTATTTGTCCGGGCGATATCCTGTATGTCCGAGAGACATGGATGGATTATGCAGGACTGACAATGTACAAGGCTGATTGTGACATATACAGATTAGACAGCCTTAATTTCGCTGGTTTTGGATGGAAACCATCCATTCGCATGCCGAAAGAAGCCGCACGCATCTGGCTTAAGGTTATGAATGTGAGAGTGGAGCGGTTGCAGGAGATAACCGATGAGCAAGCAAAACGTGAAGGCATACAGTATGATGAATGTCCAACAGGATTTACCTGGAAGCAAGAAACAGATATGCATAATTGCTGCACAACTCCAATAGGAGCTATGCAAGCATTATGGAACTCCACCGTCAAGAAATCCGACATTGACCGCTACGGCTGGGATGCGAATCCGTGGGTGTGGGTAATTGAATTTGAGCGGTGCGAGAAGCAGGAGGAAATATGA